ACCTGACCGAAATTCTGTTCTGGTCGGCGCGCACGGTGAAGCTCTACTTCGAGATTGACGTGTCGGGCATCTGGATAGCGACCTGGTTCGTCCCCGACCTGTCGGGGGCGTTCTGGGGTATCTGGGTACGCGAGGATAAACGCAAGTCCAAGGCGATGCTCGCCCACGTCAATGAATCGCTCGAATTAGGGCTGGCCCATTTCCCCGTGCTAATGGCGAATACCAAGCAGCCGCGGCTCAGACCGGAGATGGAAAGATTGGGCTGGGTCCATCAGGGCGAAGTGCCCCACTTGTTCGATGGCGATGCAAGTAGCATATATTGGATGGATAGAGGTTCCAGAGATGGGCGCAGGCGGCGGAAAATCATCGACGAGCAGCCAGAGCACGAACAGTCCGTGGGCCGACGTTTTGGGGAAGATTGGCCAGCAGCAATGGAGGATGGCGAAGCCGGCCCTGTCGGCGTACTCGGGCCAGACAGCGGAAGCGTTGAGGACGGGGGGAGTGAACGCGAACATCCCGTCGATAAACGCCGCCGTGGACGCAAGCCGCCAAAGCTCAAGCCAAAGCGAAACCCAGATGCGCGAACAGTTGGCGCGTAGCGGACTCGCTGGTACGCCGTTCGCTCAGACCATTCTGTCGCAGCAGCAAGGTGCCGATTCCGCGCGCACGGGGGCGATTCCCGCCGAGGCAACGCAGGCCTTTATCGGTAATGCCATTCCGCAACTGGAGGGTCAGGCGGGACGTGCCACAGGAGCAATTAGCGGAGCGGGCGGTCTGCAAAACACCCAGACTGGCACCCAGACGCCGAGCTTTTGGGACTTCTTCAACCAAGGATTGTTTGCTGGCGGTCAAGCCGGCCAAGGCTTTGGTAGTATGCTCCCGATGTCGGCAGGAGTGCCGTAATGGCCGCAGCGCTTGGCATGATTCTAGGTATGGGCGCTCGGGCGCTGGGCGAGCACGCGCAGGAAAAGCGTCAGATGGAAATGGCGCACGACCAGATGGTATTTCAGATGTACCAGTCGCACCCGCAGGCCGCCATAACAAAGGGAGGGCAGGAGTGGCTGACGAAGCACGGCGGCAAGGAGGTCGCCGAAGGCTTCATGCAAATCGGAACATTAGCGCATCAGGCGCATCAAGGATTCGGGCAGGCATTTGGCGGTCAGCCAAGTAGCGGCCCAATGTCACAAGGGCAGGGGCAACCGCAGCCGGGAGCATCCCCTCAAGACCCCGCCACTGAGATGAAACAGCGAATTGGCGCGATGGAACAGTACATGGCGTCGGACCAGTGGAGTCAACTGTCACCTGAAGACCAGAAACTTGGCACGATGCTCTATAATCGGCACGTTCAGGAATACGAGAAGCTAACGGGTCAGAAGGCGCAATCCGACCGTCAGTTGGCCGGCTTTCAGCAACAGGAGACCTTGCGCAAGGAGCGCACTGGCGACGCCGAGAAGTTACTCCACGAACGTATCGGCGCCGAAACAGGCAAAGAAAAAGAAATGATCGGCCTGCGCGAAGGTGCCAACATCGACGAAGCGCGTAAGAAGAAAGAGCTAGGACTGACAGGCGCGGCGGATAGGCCCGCCAAGCCGATTCCCGAATCGGTGGAGCGCGGCCGACGCACACTGACGGTCGACCGGCTCAATAAGGAGTTCGATTCGCTTCACCCCTATGCAAGCAAAAACCCCTTCGGAGGCGATTACGAGACGAAGCGCGACGAGTTCGTGAAGCAACGCCTCGGCGGCGTCTCCCCGACCGATTATGTGAACGCGAGTGCGAGTGCAGCAGCCGCCGTGCCGTCAGATGTGAGTAACTACGCCGACAAGTATTTCCCGAAGAAGTAAATGCCTAACGACTCGATGCAGCAGATGCTTGCCGATCCCGGCTTCGACAAGCTGCCCGAGCCGCAGAAGTACGACAACGTAATCGCGGGTCTCGAACGCAGCGATCCCGGATTCCTCAAGCGCGACCCGAAGTTCAAGATGGGCGTCGCTGGCGAGATTCTGAATCGGGCGGGCAAGCTGCATCCTCAGCCGATGCACGGCGGTGGTGCTGAACTCCAGAAGCCACTGCCGCGCGCCGTCGAACTTGGAGAGCAATATATCGCCCCCGCAGCCGGTGCTATAGCCGGCGCCGCTGCTGGCGGTGCCGTTGGCGGACCTGTGGGCGCTGCGGTTGGTTCTGGCGTTGGTCAAGCGGCGGCGGATGTCGGTTCGGCCTATATCAACAAGAAATTCTTCGGTCGCAATCCTGACCTCTCCGCGCGGCATATCGCATCCGAGGAGGCGGTAAATGCCGTCACGGGTGCGCTCTTCGAGGCCTTGCCGGTCGGCAAAATCCTAAAGGGGGCGGTCGGCGCGACGCCTCTAATCGAGGGCGCGCAAGCCGCCAAAACGCAGGCTACCGAGCAGGCGGGTAAATTCGCCGAACAGCAGGCCGCCTCACAAGCGGCCGCCAAGACTAGTACCGCTAAGGCACGTCAGCAGGTCGCGACCCAACTCGCGCCTGAGGCTCGCGCGCAAGGCATTCAGGGGATGCTTGGGCGTTCAGTCGAGCAGGGCGCGCAGGCTCGCGCGATGCCTCCCGAACAGCATTTCGCTACAGAAGCGGCCGATGCGGCTATCCCCAGCGCATCGACCGTGGAGCGTCAACAGGATTGGGGCAATGCCGTTTTCAACCCGATTCATCGGGCGAGCAACGAACTCGGTAAGCAATACGAGAATCTATATGGCCCCGTCAAAAAAGAGGTTCTGGAGCCGGACGCGACTAAGAATCTGGCTAATTCCGTAGAGTCAGTCGCGAAGTTCGGTCAGGAGACCGGGCATAATCCCGGCCGTGAATTGCAATCGCTCATGACCAAGGCGAAAGGGCTTTCGTCTAAAACGGAGAACCAATTCCCTGATGATACCAGCTACATGCATGGAGTGCTGGGCGACATCAAAACACCGGAGATGCGAAAATCTGCCGAGAACAGCCTGCTGAAGCTGGGGATTAAACCACCGAAAGAAGGGACCAATCCAACCGTCGAACGATACCTGACACTTCGCAGCGAAGCACTCGCGCTAACTCGTGGTTCCGCCAGCTCTCGTGATAAGGCCGCCGCATTCCAAGTGATCGACGGCATCGACAGTTCTTTGGAAGGCTCAGGTCTGGTCGATACCGATAAGTTGAAGGCACTGAATCAGCGCTACGGGTCGTACAAACGTACCTTCGACGCCCAGTTCCGTCGCAAGATTGCGGGCGAGTTCGAGCCGACCGATGCGGCCGGCGAAGTCTTTGGCTCGCCCCAGCGATTCCAGCAGATTTGGCATGGTGCGACCGATGAAGAAAAAGGGACACTCCGCACCAATTATGCCGATTGGGTGCTGAAGAACGGCGTTGAGAGGGCCCCTGGCGTCCTCAAGCAGGAGGACCAGAAAGCCGTCCTCAATCAACTATATCCGGGCACGCCGCTGGCCGACCCGAAGAACTGGATTCACCTCGACGATAAGCTGGTGAAGGCCGAAAACATCATCAACACTTCGCCCGAGATGCGCGACCAGTATCGGCAGGCGATGACCAGCCGATTGTCCGACATCCGTGATGAAAGTTCGCGCGAAGCGGTACAATGGGCGCAAAAGGAAGCTAAGAATCTCGGTCCTTACGGCGAAACGATGGCGAAGCAGGCCCGACTCGCCAAGACGCCGCAGGAAGGCGCGCAAGTCGTGATGGATTTTATGAAGCGCCATCCCGAGAATGCGCCGATCGATGCACTCGTTACGGGTACGACCGAAGGCAAGCCGGGGATGTTTGTGCAACGGGCCAAGCGCGGGCTGGCCTGGTATCCCGAAATTCTCGCCGCCACGTTTATGATGGGGCATCCATCGATGTTTGCCGCGGCAGGCCTGGGGGCCGCTGGTATCGCGTGGGCGCATATTCAGATGCAAACGGCGCTAAAGGGCGCACTCAAGAATCCCCAGACGGCCAAAGCGTTCTGGGAAGCGACGACGAATCCGAACGCTTACGGAGCGGCGAAAAAGATTGGCAGCATGACCTCGGACGCATTGATGGCGGAAGTGGCGGCTGGCCTACAGCGGAAGATGGGCACCGCCATGCAGGGTCAAGATGCTCCAGCTAACCCCTGAAATTCTGGCGCTAGCCATCTCCATCGAGCCGGGCATCATCTGCCTGAATCGTGGCGAGCAGCACCTTGCTATTAACCGCCTGGAGACTATCCTGAATATCGCACTGACGCCCGAGAGCGAAAGACTTATCTATTACCGATGCAAGAGACCACGACGTGACCATTCTCATTATGTTAAAGGTTCTGTGGGGTGAAGAAGATTTCGGGAGTGACGACATCGGCTAGGGCACAAACCCCAGCTTCGCCGCTTCCTTGATTTCGTCCTCAATATCTTCGAGCGTCCCCTTATCGCAGTCCAACCGATTCGCGTGAGCGGCCTCGCAATTCTCAGTCGCCATATCGAACCCTTCTTTTAGTCCACCCCAGCCGAGCGCCGAGCCAAATTCGGCCATCTCTGATTCGTGTGGGATAATCCAGACCTTGCCGTCGATCATGCAGTAATTGTGGAAGGTGTAGCCGTCTAGATTGGGTACATCGACCTGCAAATAATGCTTCAGCACCCACTCGGACTTGAATACCGACTCGAATAGCCATTCGCCGGCGAACTCGGGGGCGACGGAAACCCCCTTGGAAAGTTCGGACATTAACGTCGGGTAATTTTTACACGCCGCCATCATCACGCCCCCCGGGGGCGACGGCACGCGGCAGGTCGCATCGGTAAAGAACGTCTGCCCGTTCGGCAGGATTCGCATCTCGTTGGAGAAAAACCCGCGATAGTCGTGCTCGCTGAAATACTCGCCCAAGGCCTTAATAATGCGTTGGGTTTCCTTCGGCAGCTTCTTTACGCTGTCGCAAACATAGCCCCAGTAGCGGGCGTCTTTAGTCTCGGCACCGACCACGAACGGCTCGACCATCCGATCATCGCACCACCAGCAATCGATACCGATTTCGAGGGCGTCTGGAATGGCATCCTCGACCACGAAGCGAACCTTGTCGCCCAACGGCCCGAGGCGATTCTTGAGATGGTTGTATTCGGTGAGCCAGTCCTGCGCCTTGCGGGTTTCCATATCGCCGCGGAACACGCTCACCTTGACGTAGGTTTCAGGGTGTTCTTCGACGTAATCCTTGACGTGATCGATGCCTTGGATTTCGACCGTTCTGATGACATCCAGGTCGTGTTCAACGAGAAATTCCTTGAGCTTCCAGCGGTCAGTTTCGAGCTGGTTAGCATCGCTCGCGCCGATGATTGGGATGCCTAGATTGCGCGCGGCCATCTCATAATCGTTCAGGTAGAGGTCCGGCACCACCACGAGGTCGGGCGGCTTGGTGATCATCTCGCGAAGCGGCTCGTTGACCCGCTCGATGCCGGGTATCCCGACGCCGACCGCCTGCTCCTGTGAGCGCGGGAAGGCATTCGTCCAACTGGAGAAGTAGCGCACGTCGTAGGCCTTGCTCAGATGGCGCGCCACATCCGGAAACAGGCCGGAATCAATTACCAGGGCTGATGGCATGAATTTGACAGTAGCACGATGTTTGATATATGGCTAAATCAAACGCTGTTCGAGTGCTACGGAGTAACGATTATGCCTCGCGGTTCAAACGGTCCAGAAGAAATCGCACGTATTCGGTCGGGTGAGCAGAATCTACGCGACGGCGACCGCGCCAGCGGCAAGAAAGGCTCCGGCGTCGGCATCGACGGCTTCGGCCCCGGCAATAAAAAGGGGTTTGGCTCCGGCTCGATGCAGAAGAACCCGTCGCGGATGCCCAAGCCGAGTTTCTAAATGGCCGCTGGAGTCACCGTCGTTACGAACGGGCGGACGTGGACGCTGGTCTATGCTGCGTCCTCAGCGAATACTCTGCCCTATACGCTTTGCACCTATGACCTCATCCCGAGGCGGATTGTGCTCGTAGTGGGCGCTGGCGGCGTGGCGAATGGACGGGTGGTCATTCAGAGTCAACCCGTCGGCGGCACTGCGGTTGACGTGTACAACCAAGTTTGGCAGGGCGCGGACGCGGCTCCAACTGAACAGCGTCCGGATACTCAATGGTCAGGGCCGGTTGTCGTTACCCAATTCGATATTGGCTCGGAATTGCTCATCGATTTGGTCTAAATGCCCGAACTTCGCATGACCGTCAGTTTCGAGTTGGACGGCATCCCGCTCGCAGATATGCCTATCGTCCGCCGCTATATCGTCGGCGAAGCATCCACGGGAATGACGATAATTGCCACGCCTGACAGCGGCACCGTGACGTATCATCCGATTCAGGCGGCGATTATGCCGACGCTGGGGACCATCTGCGTCACCAACGACCAGCCGGCCAATCTTACAATCAACCAGAATACGCCGCTGCCGATGAATGCGGGCGGCTTCGTGCTCATCATGGGCGCGAACCTCGCGCAGGGCACGCCGAACCTTAACGTCACGTACAATAATCCGTCGTCCACCGACAATGTGACTCTGGGTATCCCTGTCCTCGGGGGTACTTAAATGCGCACCATATCCATCGGGGAGGGCAAGCCGCTCAAAATCAACATGGAGCAGCGTGCCCGCCTCAAGGAACGCCTCCAGAACAAGCACAAAAGCGCCCTTCAGGCCCGCGCCGGCTGGGAGAATATGTGCCGCACGGCGATCCGTATGTATCAGGGGACGCCGCCCGACCACGCCCGCTGGCTACCATTCGAGAATGCGCCTGTAATCGAGGTCACAATCGGCGCGATGGCCTGCGATACGGTCATCTCTCAGGCCGAAGACCTCATATTTCAGGTCAAGCCGCCCCTCACCATCCGCTCGCGGAAGGGCGATTTCGACGACGCCGCCGATGCCGTACAGGATTTGGTCAATCATGGCGTCGAGAGTGGCTTTTGGAACTTCGAGCCTGGGGTAAAAGAAGGCCTTATCGACCAAGTTCAGCTTGGCATGGTCGTCGGCTACATCCCCTACACCAAGACGGTGCGCAAAACCGACGTGCGCGAGGTCGTGACGTTTGGGCCAAAGATTCATTGCCTCGCGCCCGAGGACTTCATCATCCCGGCCAACGCCACCAAGAACATCCAGACCTGTGAATTTGCCACGATGCGGATGTGGATGGGCAAGGATGAGCTGAATCTCCGCGCCCGCCTCAATAATTGGACGGTTGACGATGCCGCAGCGCCCGATACGTCGAGCGTCATTCGCGCCGATCGCCTTCGCACCGCTGGTGTCAGCGGCGGGCAGCTTGATACCAAGCCCCCAGTCACAATCGGCGACACTTTCATCTATTTCGACATCGACGACGACGGCATCGAGGAGGATTTAGAGGTTATCTGGAACATGACTTCGGGGAACATCCTGAAGGTCATGTATAACCGCTACGATTCGCGGCCGTTCGTGCTGGAGTGCTATCAGGACCGCGCCCACACGGCGTTCGGCCTCGGCGTGCTCGAAATGATGATCCCGTTCGAGCGCGAAGTGACCGAAATTCACAACAACCACATCTGGAACATGATGCTCGCCAACACGAAGATGTACCAAGGGCCGAGCACGGGGATGCAGGAGACCACCGCGGCGTATCCGGGCAAGTACCTCATCAACGATGAGGGTCCGCAGGGCGAAATCAAGGTTCTGGACATGGGCGAAGTGAACGGAACGGCGATTCAGGCCGAGTCCGTGGTCACGGCGATGGGTCGCGAGCGCGTAGGGACAACGCAAATCAGCGCCCCGATTCGTTCGTCGAGCCGCACCCCTGGCATTTCGATGCTCTCGATGATGCAGCAGGCCAATCGGCGCTTCACGCATCCGTTCAACAATATGCGGAACTTCGGTTCGCAGGTCGTGATGCACTGTCTATTCCGGCTACAGGAGCAGGTCCGCGCCGGCAACAAGGATGTCGTCAAGAAGCTCAAGGAAATCCTCGGTGACGATAAGGCGGGGCTGGTGGTCGACCTGTTCAAGCACAGCAAGGTCGAATTGACCGATGCGCTCGATATTCAACTCACCGCCTCCAGCGTCAGCGTCAACCGTGAGTCCGACCGGCAGAACATGGTCATGCTGGCGACGCAGATTTGGCCGGTTTACTTCCAGGCCATGACCCAGCTCGCGCAATTCATCGCCCAGCCGCCGTTCCCCGGCGCCGACAAGGTGGCGAAGCAGGCCGAGAAGGCCATCAACAAGTTCTTCGGCAAGATTCTCAAGACCTTCGACCAGATTAGCGACGTTCGCAGCCTGCAAGTGGACCTCGACGACATCCAGCCGATGATGCAGCAGCTTGGCATGGAGCAGGTGCCCGGCCAGCTAAACGGCATGATGAGTCAGATGCAGCAGCCTAACGGCGCTGGTCCCGGTGGCCCGCCGCAAGGCCAACCGCCGATTCACTGATGGCCTCCGCCGACCGTCTGATTTTCGCCTGTAAAGAAGATACCGCCGTTCTGACTTCGCTCCGCGGGTGGCTTGAAGATGAAATCACTCATATTCAAGAACTGTGTATCAAAGCGCCGAATTATGAAGAAGTTTTGAAACTTCAAGGAGCCGCCACCGCCCTCCGCAGAATGCGCGATTGGTTCGGGCAGCAGGTCAGGGTAAAATGACGGTGCTTGACAGTAGAACGCTGTTCGATATAAGGCATTAACTATGCCCGACGAAAAGCCTAACGATACGGCACAGAGTACGCAGGACGAAAAGCTCGCCGGTCTAGTCTCCGCATCAGTCACCGCAGGCCTTAAAACGGCGTTACCCGAATTGATGAAGCCGTTCGCTGACCAAATCAGCGGCGGATCGATTCGTCGTGAAGTTCAGGCGCCCGCACCTCGCGCCGCGCAGATTGCCGAGGTGAACGAGGACGACATCGCCAATGCCATCGAGGCGGGTGACAAGGCTCTAGTCTCGAAGTTGCTCAAGCAGCAACGCGCGGCCGACCGGCAACGGGCCGATCAGGAAATCCAGCGCATTACTTCAGCGGGTGGCGCGGCCTTCGGGTCCGTCTCGCGCATGGCGGCGGACAAACTCCCCTACTACTCCGGCAAATATAAAAAGCTCATCGACGAAAAGGTCGAACAGTTTCAGGCGAACAATCCCGGCGTGATGGTCACGCCCGAGCACTACAAGGCCGCTCACGACATCGTAGTCGGCGAGAATATCTCAGACATTCAGGCGGCAGACCGCGAAGAAGCTATTAGGAAGTCTCGCGAGCCTGACCCGGCATTGCTGCCTAGCGGCGGTCGCGTAGACATCGAGCCCGAGGAGCGCGAACCGGAGAATCTGGCTCAGGTGCTCGGTGGCGATTGGAAGAAGGAGTTTCGCGTCAAGCAGCGCGCCGTCGGCGGCCGCAGCGATGATGAAGAATTGCGCAAACTCCAGTTCAACGGCGGTTTGAAAGAGTTCGTTGCCGTGCGCAAGCAGATGGAAGTACTGGAAGACGAGACCAACGGAAGCCTCGGCCTCGACCGCGACTGGACTGATGAACAGGGTCGCCAAGGCCAGCGTGCAGATAAAAACAAGGGGAGCTGGGTTTAATGCCGAAAGGCGAAAAGCCGATGGATTTGCCTGCGGGCCACGAGCGCGACGAAGCCGAGCGCAAGGTCGCCGACGAATTGCAGGAAGAAATTGAGACACGTCAGGCGCGCGACGGCATCGAACCAATCGATGCGGCCAAGATGGCGCGACGAGACAATGAGATTTTGGGCCAACTCGATGCGGCGGGATTCATCCCGATCGAGAACCGCGAGGAAGACAAGAATTACGTCTTCCTGACGGTGGCCGATGGCTATCCCGATAACGCGAAGGCCAATATCCGCCAGATGCACGCGACCGCGAAGCGTCTAGGATTCAAGCCGGTGCAGGGCAAAGATAATCCGGTCGCGGCGAATCTAATCGGCAACGACAGCGCGGGGCCGACCAGCCTTCGCGGTGTGGGGGATACCGTCCTGTTCGAGCAGACCGAAGAAGCGCAGCTAGCGATGGAAGATGCCGACCGTCGCAAACTCAACAATCAGATGGCTATCGAGGAACAATCGGTCGTCTATGCCAGTGAGCGCCTTGGACGCGCGGGCATGGCGAATACGATGCACACCCTGAACGACGCGGACCCTCGTGTCGCTCGTGGCGCCGGCCCTCTTCAGTCCGAAACATTCAGTTATCAACCTAATCGAACGAATTTCACGGAAGGCGATTTGCGCCGCGGCTCGATGCCTGGGCCGGATGGACGGACGCTTCAACCGGGATTTGATGCAAGGAGATTTCGCTAATGGCGTCGAACATTCAGCCGATTGCGCAGGGACCGACTCCGGGTGGCTGGTCGGATGCTTACACCTACCACTATGCCGAGGCGGCATCCCAGAGTTACATCGTCGGGGCGCCGTTGAAATTTTCCTCGGGCGGAATGGCGATCATTAGCTCCGTTACCGCGCCGACCATCGCCGGCATCGCGCTAGCGAAAGCGACTGGCGTGACCGCTGCCGATGCTCCGGTGGTGCTGCCGTACCAGAACGTGCTGTTTGAAGTCAGCGTCGATACGACTACGACCTCCGGCACGGCGGCGCTCGGCACCGGCAAGCCCTCCGATTTCACCATCGGCACCAGCTACCAGCTCCTGCTCGATAGCACGAGCGGCAATTACTACATGGGCACGGGCACCAGCAACGCGGTGTTCCAGCTCATGGGCTACGACCCCGATCAAAAGAGCCTAATCAACGGCCGCGTACAGGTTCGCATCCTGACGAGCCAGACGATTTACAGTTAAGGAGAACTAGATGCCGGCCGTAACCTCAGCCTTTAGCGACCTGCTAGGCACAAAGTTTCAAACTTATTTGGTCAATGTGGGGAAAGAATATCCCCGTCTTTGGCCACGCTGGATCAAGAGCGTGGACATGGAAACCAACCCGTATATCTCATCGAAGATTTCGGGCATGGGGCAGCAGCCGTACAAGCCGGAAGGCCAGCAGTTCGTACCCGACCTGCCGATTCCGGGGCCGAACTTCCAAGTCACTGCGACTCCCTACGGGCAGTTGTTCAGCGTGACCTGGGAAATGTGGCGCGACGACAAGTACGGCGTGATGGGCGAGATGTGGACCGACATGGGCCGCAGCAATCGTTTCCGTCAGGAAGTGCAGGCCTTCGCGACTTGGCCGAATAACTCGTTCTCGGTGGCGACCGGCTACGACAATGCGACTCTCTATAATACCGCGCACGTCGATTTGGACGGCACCACACAGTCTAACCGGCCTTCGCCTGATGTCACCCTGTCGCAGACCGCGGTACAGGCGGGTCAGGTTAACTTCGATCTGCTGAACGACGAGCGCAGCCGCCCGCAGAACATGGCGGCGGCTCGCGTGATGATTCATCCAGCGAATCGGTACGTTGCGCGAGTGCTGTTTGGTTCGTCAGGTCAGAGCGGAAGCGCCAACAACGATACCAACTCGATCATCGAGGACGACCTGACTTGGGGCGTGGTGCGCTACATGACCCGCACCCAGGACTGGACTCTCTCCGCACCGATGATGGAGTCGGACGTTGAGTTCATGTGGCGTGACCGCCCGCGCGCGCGCACCTTTGACGACCCCTTTATCGAGGCGTCGGACCATACCGTCTATCAGCGGTTTGCGATGCGAATCGGTGACTGGCGCTGGACTTACGGTTCGAGCGTAGGATTCTAAAATGCCGACAACCAATTTCCCTAACGGTATCACCGCTCCGGGCGTTGGCGCGGCCATTCAGACCCCGGCCATTCTCCTGCCGCAGACCGCCAACAAGACGATTTTCACGGTGGCTGGCGGCTCCGTGTACGTGTCGATGATTTACGGTCATTGCACGGTAGCGGTCGGCGCGGTCGCGAATGCGACTAAATTACAGGTCGTTCCGACTGCGGCTGGCCTTGAGCCGGTTACCGCGGTCGATATTTGCGCGACGGCGGACGTGAATGCGCTCGCAGCGGGCACGCTCTATATCCCGATTACCTCGTTCGCAACGGCAGCCTCCATTACCGTGACTAGTGGCGTTGGCCCGATTGCAGCGGCGACCTTGTTCACCGGGTTCATTATGAAGCCGGGCGTCATTCGGATTAACTGCGCGGGCTCCGATGGTTCGGTCGGACTTATCGCCTGGCACATGGTTTATGTGCCGGTCAGTTCGGAGACGGCGAAAAGCATTCCGGGCGTGGGCCTGTCGGTGACTGCGGCGCAAGTGTGATGGCCGATAACAAGCAGGGCAAAACCGTCATCCCGGCGAAGAACATCGTCCAACGTATCGGCGAGAAGTCGGGGCCGATTGCGGGGACGGGCGTGGCGAAGAAGGGCTACGGCACGATGAGCACGCAGAAACCGGGCAAGGATAATGTCTAAGAAAGCCGCTAAGGGCAAAGTCGAGAAGACGATGAAGGAGTTCAAGAAAGGGACGCTTCATTCCGGCTCGAAGGAAGGCCCGAAGGTCAAAAACCGCTCGCAGGCTATCGCGATTGCGCTGGCCGAGAAGAAGAGAAAAGGCGGAATTGTCAGCAAAGTCGGGAAGGCATTGAGCTAATGGATTATTACAAGCGGCCCGATGTCAAAAAGGGGCTGAAAGACCTAAAAGCCGAAGGCAACCGGGGCAATGCGGCCATAGATAAGTCCAGTAAGCCGATGCAGATAAATAATCGCCCCGTCGCGCATGGACCGATAGGGAAACACTGGCAAGGCAAATGAATCGTAAAGGACCAATGGGGACCGATCAGGCTTTCAAGCCGACGCCGCCCATTATGGGAGGGAAGATGAAGAAGAAAGCGATGCCCAAAAAGGGCAGCAAAAAGAAGTAGAGGAGTTTACTCGGTGTGGCGATCGCTGTCAGAGAAGTTGCGCGGCAGGTTGTCGCGAATCTCGGGCTTGACTCGGGATACGAGCTTGCCGCCCAATGGGTCGGGCAGCGATACGCTGAACTGGCCGCCCGTGCGAAGTTTCGCCACTTGCGCCAGTACGGTCAGATTTACCTCCCCGCTCCCATTAACACCGGAACCTGTACTGTCAATCTCGACAATCCGACCGTACTACTGGACTCTCAAGCCCTAGCTACCTGCCAAGCAAATCAGTTCTATCATTGGCCGGACGGTTTCACCGGCCTTTTCTTTCGCCCGCAGGTCGCACTCACCTGGTATCGCATCGCCTACGCGGAGCAGGACGGCACCGTTACCCTTGAGACGCCATTTGCGCAGGATAACGGCTTCCTCTTCAACCAGAGCAACCCGCCGCCGCTAGTGCAGAGCGGGATTCCGTTCTACATCCTCCCGCGGTATGTCCAACTCGCGCCCGAAGCGCGGCAGTTGGGCGAGTTCATCTGCGACTTCATGTATCGCGCGCTGGAGATGGTCAGTGAGGATACGCTGAATCGCCGGATTGCGCCTAACCGCTTTCTGGTGTGGGCGTATCCGCAGTTCGTAGCCGAACTCAACAGCAACCTCAACGTGACGGGGGCGCCGAAGCAGGTCGAGATTTATCCGTGGCCGACGCAATCGGTCACGATGCACTACACCTATTGGGCGACGCCGCGACTGCTCGACATCAGCGATTACATCCCGCCGACCATCGACCCCGACATCGTGCGGACGGGCGCGATGATAGATGCGTGCATGAATCGCGCTGGGAAGGCCGTGCGCGCTGGCGACCTGAATGCAGCGGCATTCTACACCAACCTGGGGAATCAGAACCGCACCGAGTTCGAGAAGAAGATCCTCCGCGCCATCAAAAACGACATGGGGGCAGAGGACTTAGCGTTTGAGCTGCGGCGTAACGGCTGGAAGCCGCCGCTCGATTGGGATCCAGTCCAAGGGGCTTACGAAAATTTCCTTGCGCGTGGATACTAAAAATGAAAGACCGGAAAACCCGCTTTCTTTTGTTGGTGTTGGCGGCGGCATTGTTGCTGCTCATCCCGGTCTTCGCACATCCTGACCCGACGCCCGGGCTGAATACTCCTCCCACTGCCTACGGCACCTGCTGGGGCTATCAGCCGGGAGTGGGCGGCGATTTCTGCCTCAATGACGGGGCGCAATCCTTCTGGCAGCAATTCACGGGCGATGTAGTCAATAATCGCAACGTCCCTCAGTGCAGTTCGACCAACACGAGCGGCTGCGGCAAGCTCACGGTCAAGGGGCTCAACGGCTTCCCTTTCTTCGGCACGCCAACCGATGGGCAAACCTACTGCTTTCAGGCATCCACCAGTAAATTCATTCCCTGCGCCGGTGGCGGCGGGTCTGGTTCAACTGGCCCGACCGGGCCCACCGGCCCAACTGGAGCCGCTGGCGCCGCAGGGGCGACCGGCCCCACCGGCCCGACGGGCGTGGGCACGACTGGAGCGACCGGCCCAACCGGAAGCGCTGGTCTCACTGGACCGACCGGACCTACCGGAGCGGGCGTCACTGGAGCAACCGGCCCCACGGGCGGTGCAGGAGCGACCGGCCCGACTGGCCCAACGGGAGCGGGCGTTACTGGCGCAACGGGACCATCAGGCGTCGTCGGAGCAACTGGACCTCAAGGAGTTATCGGCGTCACAGGACCAACCGGCGCGGGTGTAACCGGAGCGACTGGACCAACGGGACCGGCTGGCCCGACCGGCGTCGGAGCCTCTGGCCCTGCCGGCGCAACTGGTCCGGTTGGCGATACCGGACCCTCGGGCGGCCCAACGGGCGTCACTGGCCCAACTGGACCCGCTGGACCTACCGGACCCACAGGACCAACCGGACTATCTGGCTCGAACGGCTCGAACGGTGCAAACGGCGCGATTGGCGCAACCGGCCCGGTCGGTCCAACTGGAGCATCTTTCACCGGCCCAACCGGCGTCACCGGACCTGCTGGAGCGGCTGGCCCTGCGGGCGCTACGGGTCCGGTAGGCGCAACTGGCCCTGCGGCCGCGAATACCGGCGCGGCAGGCGCGGTGGCCTACTATGGAACGCTGGGCGCGGTAGTCAGCGGGAATACCGGCGCGAGTCTGACGGCAGGCGGTGCGATGAGCATCGGCAGCCTGACGAACGCCTGCAAGGGCAGCGTGACGCTCTCGGCAGGCGCGGGAACGGCGACCAACGCCTGTATCACCTCGTCGAGCTTCCCGATTTGTGTCGATTCAACGGCCGCAAACGTCGTGGTTTGCACGCCCGGCAGCGGCACCATGTCCATCACCGGAACAAGTTCGGATGTCATTAAATGGCTTATCGGTGGCTAATCGTCATAGCGGTGCTCTTGTGCGCCTCCGTGGCGTCGGCCACCAGCTATTTCTACGTGCGCAGCGCGACAACGGGGAATCAGTTCTTCGTCGATAACTCGGGGTCGCCGCCGTGCAACGACGGCAATCCGGGCACTAACAGCGGCGCGCCGTGGTGTACGCTCGGCCACGTTGCGTCTGTGCAATCGGCGTTTGTGGCGGACAGCCAAATTAACCTGAGAGGCGGCGATACCTGGAACGAGCAACTCGACATTACCAATATGCACGGCACCCCCGGGCACCCAGTAGTGATAGGAGCTTACGGCACCGGGCGGGCCATCATTAACGGTCAAGGCGTTCGCAGCTATTGCGTCGATTCGCTATCGGGGACACGGCACGACTTGACCATCTCGGGTATCGAATGCACGCAGTTCACCTTGCAGGGCATCACCTTTCAAGGGACCGGCGGCGCGGGCGGATACGCCCCCGGAATTACCTATCTCAACAATTACGTTCACGATGGGGGTCCGGGGAAGTTCTCAGGCGCGACCGTAGGCCCGGACTCTCACGGCTACTGTGTCGCCGTCGGCACGCACTCGGGGACCGACTGCAACGGCAATTCCTATTCGGGGACGTTCACGGCCGGCGCGTGCGACGATTGCGGCTACACCAACGCGCTTGATTTTGACGACTTCGGCTCGGGGCTTGGCATCGATAGCGTCCACATGATCGGCAACACCGTGCAGAACGTCGGCGGCCATAATTGCCTGCAAGTGCATTACGACGGCGGCGACTCTCTGGTGCAGGGGAACACGGTCGGCCCGGGCTGCAACCACAACGCGATCGACCTCAAGGGGGTTGGCACGTTTCCATCACATCTGGCGCAGGGTGATTCAAACATCATCACAACAGGGACCAATTCGGCGTTCACCGCCGCCAATGCCAGCGCGTGCATGTACAACGAGAACACGTTTAATGCAGCCTCGAACGTGCTCTGGACAAGGAACGTCTGCTATACGGCGGCGGGCACTTTGGGCAATTACGGCTATCAGGAAGCGAACGACGGAAGCTGCACGCACGCGAACTGCACCCAGAACATCACGCTCTATAACAACACGCTTAAGGTCACTAACGGGTTGACCTTTCAGAAATGCTTCGGAGTGGGCGGCTCGGGGAATAACGCTGACCAGACCTTTATCGCAAAGAACAATATCTGCGAAGGGGGCACGGCCTCGGCCGCGGCGGGCGTCAACTTGACCTGGGACTACAACGATGACGGCGGCCATCAGGGCAAATCATCGTCCTACAGCGGCATCTCAACGGGCGCTCACGATCTGGTCAACATCGACCCCGGCTATGTGAGCTTTGCGGGGAACAATTATCATCTCGCGTTGCCCACCAGCCCCGTTGCAACCGCAGGGCAGCCCTTTCTGGTGGATTCGCTGACGGCGATGGGGTACGTCAATGCCCCCGGTTCAACGAACGTAGTCAAAGCTAACGATTTTCTCGACACCTTGGGCGTCGCCACCCATATCGTCATAGGTGGGGACATCGCCAGCTCCGACGCGACCGCCATAACCTATCTCGGGGTGCGGCATGAGCGCGAGGACGCCACGCACGATAACTCAATCCTCACGAGCCTGATTGGCGTGCATAACACAACTGGCGTCACCTTCGACCAACTGCCGATCGTCGATAGCGATCCGAACAATATCGCGGATACGTTGGCCCAGTACGACTTTATGAAAGCGGGCGGCGCGTTGTTCGCAACGGAGGGTCCGAACGAGCCGAACAATTTCCCGTTCACGTATCAGGGAATAAACAGCGCGTCCAATTATGCGGCGGTCTCGAACTTCCAGAAAGATTTATACGCCGCGGTCAAGGCCGACAGTAATCTCGCGGGGCTCCCGGTGTTCGACACCACCGCAACCGGCTCGGAGACCAGCAACGTAGGCTTGCAATTCATCGTCGTGCCGGCCGGTTCCGGCACTCTGGCGCCAACCGGCACCGTCTATGCCGACTGGGCGAATTTGCACAATTACGTGATCTTCAACGGCGAGACGACGCCAGAAGATAATCAAGCCTGGTGGGCAGAATGGCCCGGTGCGCCCGCTGGCGGAGATGGGCCATACGGGAATTACGGGGTTACGTGGCGCAACGGGTACACCGGCTACACGATACCTCAGCTTACGACGTTGCCCAAAATCACGACCGAGACCGGCTGGCCGACTACCGGAACGGCCGCCATCACCGAGGACAAGCAAGGCAAACTGCTCACGAACGTCTATCTGTCGGCGGTCAAATTGGGTTGGCGCTACACCTTCCTTTATCTGCTGCACGACGATGGGCACGGCTACGGGCTCTTGCATACCGACTACACCAACAAGCTCTCGGCCACGTACATCCACAATCTGACGACCATTCTGGCCGACACTTCATCAGCTTTTACTACAGGCTCGGCGAATTACACCGTCGTCGGCGAGCCCGACACCGGACACGACCTGCTGATGCAGAAGAGCAACGGGACGTTCGAGCTGGCGGTCTGGGGCGATGCGTTGACCGCCTCCACTCCTGTGACGGTGAACCTGGGCGCCACGTACTCCACGGTGAAAGTCTACGATATAACGGTCGGGACATCGCCCATCTCGACGATCAGTAATGCCGCATTTGTGCCGCTGACGCTGACCGACCATGCATTCATTGTCGAGTTTGGGCCGTGAGGCTATGGATCATATTGATGGTCGTGGCGCTTTGCATAGCTGCGTGGCAGAGAGGGATTGAATCGTATGAAGGAGCGGACCATCGCTGTGGCGACTATACCTGGGAGCACACGCTGGACCAGTGGGCGAAGCTGACTGCCGACATGGAGAAGCCCCAGTTGACGTGGATTTGGGTGCCGCTGAACGTGCCGAATGCCTCGGGAGACCTGACGAGCGGCGGACACCATGAGCAATGGGGCTGGTATGAGATTGAGAAAATTCCGACTTGCAGATGGCTGAGAGTGAACAATGAATCCTGACAAATTTATGAAACGACTACGCTTCGCGATAATCACTCTGGTCATTGTAACCGGCGTTGGCATCTTCCGATTGCCTATCCTAGAGGCGGTCGCGGTGCCCTACAACAAGACAATTCAAATCGTGGATAGCATGGGGAACATCATCGGCGGCGTCGCCAGTGCGGTAACTGGAGTCGCCAGCCAGACCGTTCAAGTGGTCGATTCCAATGGGAACGTTCTCGATGGCTTCGGCGGCGCCACTGGTCCGGCTGGCCCGACTGGGCCGACAGGGCCGGGAGGCGGACCCACGGGACCGGCGGGCGCGACTGGCCCTGCGGGGGCGACCGGCCCGACTGGAGGTACTGGAGCGGCTGGAGCGGCTGGGGCAACTGGCCCTGCTGGAGCCACGGGACCGGCCGGGGCGACGGGAGTGGCTGGATCGGCAGCACCGCTGGGGGGCATTTCCAGCATCGGCTCGATTGCGGTTGCTCCGGTTACGGTTCCCGCCGCGCCGAGCATCGTCAGCGGATTCACAGCCGGAACGACCGATTATTACTATTGCGTGGCGGGCGACAGGAACGCGAATACCTCTAATGGCCTCGGTCTTACCCCGCAATCGACCTCTACGGGCACGACTGCGACGACGGGAACGATGTCCTGCCCCGGCGTAACCGGAGCGCTGAAGCTCTACCTATTGCGGGCTGCAACGCCGACCCTTACCAACGGAGCGCAGAGCGTCCAAGTCGCAGTCTGCACGACCACGAGCGGCGTCGGATGCAATCTCTCCGACGCAGCTAATTCGCCGACCAGCTTCTTCGTTCAAGGCACGCAGGGCAATGGAACGAATTACATCGTGGCGGGTAGCGGAATCTTCTCGCCCGCGCTCTCGAACCAGGACGCTATCAACAACTTCATGCTGAGCGGTTCGACGGGCAATCCTATTGTCAATTATTCCAATGGAATTCCGGTCTCCGCGATTAGCGCCAAGGGGCAATTTTTCAGTCAGCCAACCGATACCGGGACAGCCGAATTTCAAGCAAACGGACCCTCGGGGCAAACTGCTAACTTGCTCGATTTGAAGGTGAATAGCGTCAGCAAGTTCACGGTGGATCACACCGGCGCCATTACGGTTGGCGGGGGTGGCGGAATTACCATCGACCCGAGCCTGAATACAGGTACCGGCGTCACTGGATTATCAGTTACCCCGCAGCAGTTCGGCGCCAAGGGCGACGGCAAGATTTGCTACGACGGGGCAATGACTTCGGGCAGCAGCACGCTGACCTCGACTTGTTTAACGGGGACTGGGGACAACGGCAAGCTGATCTGCGTGGACGGTACGTCCGCAACCACCGTCACGGACATCACCAGCACCCGACATGTCGAGCGATGCGGTACAGTCACCACGGGGGCTTCCGGCAGCGGCACTTTGAGTTTCACGAACGCCTCGGGTGGTTCGATTACCTTCAAGGAGGTGCGCGTCGCGACCAACGATACGACGGCCATTCAGGCCGCCATCACCTCTCTCGCAACGAGCGGCGGCACGGTATTTTTCCCTCCTGCGACCTATGGCTTGAACACCACGCTGACGATGCCGACGACCGCCACGGTCAATCTGACCGGGTTTGGCAACACGCAGCGCGACTCGTGGCTCGCTCTTTTTTCAGACATGAATGGCGATGCGGTGCCGTTAACGCTGCCCACCTTTGGAAGCAACCTCGCCTGGCTCACCACCAGCATGTCATCGAGCGCTCCCGGCATAAAGTACAGCGCCCTCGGCGCCAACAAAACGGTCTGGTGGCTAAATCCAGTTATCAGCAACCTGACTCTGATGGCGGGGGCCGGGACGGGGTACGATGGCGGGGGAGGCGACGGGATCGCCGCCCTCGATTGGTGGACCTTGGAAATCCACGGCGTCACGGTCACGGGGTTTAAGGGCGCTGGTGTGTTGCTCGACGTACTTGGAACCTCACAGAATGATTACGTCGGGCAGATTGATCTCTATACCACCACTCTGTCGGAAAACGGCTACGGAATGTCGCTTGGACGTTCCGGCAACGCCGGTTCATCGTTTTATCAAAATACCTACCTCAACGGCACCGACATCGAGAACAACCTGAACGACGGTGTAACCTTGGCGTCGGACTGGCACGACCTGGTTATGACCAACTCGACCATTCAGCGCAACGACTCGGTTAACAGCGCCAGTTTCGCCGATTTCAATATGACCGCCAGTTGTTTCGGCTGCACGCTGAGTCAGAACTATCTTGAAGCCGACTTTAGCAACGAAAAGATTGTCGTTGGCTTCTCGACTACCGGCAACAAGGTAAGTCCGAGTCTCTATAGCAACATTTTCTACTGCATTCTCGGCAGCAACTACGCAATATATCTGGGCAACGACGCTTCAGATGCTCAGGTCGGCGGCGTAATCGATGGCAATTATTTCAAGGGGTGTGCCGCCGGCAAGGGGATTGTTCCAGCATCAGTTCAAAATCTGCTGGTCTCGGGCAATACGTCCGACACCGAAACTTTGGATGCGGTGGACTATTACAACAATGCTGGCGTCTTAAGCCAGTTCACAACGACCACCGGGGCTTCCGGCGTGGCGCCACATCCACTGGCGACATACACCTGCAATGCTGCGGCGGAAGGAGCAATGGCGCGCGCTACTAATTGTGGGAGCGTTACGTTGGGGACGACCTGCAGCGGGGCCGGATCGACTCACGCCACCGTGGCCTGCGATGGCACCAATTGGAAACAGGTCGGATATTAATATGAGACGATGGCTCTTTATCGCCCTGCTGATAGCGGGCTGCACGAAGGTCAATAGACCTACCGCTTACGGCACCGGACACGACGATTCCAATACCGTCAATTCGCTCTCGAATCTCAACCCGGCGCTAGGCACTTACGGTGGCTCGGCATATCCCGGGCAGCTTTATGCTTCGCTCTCGAAGGAGGACGCGAACCGTTGGTCGGAGCAGGGGGCGCCCTTCCAGAATTGGGTTTCCATCGTCGCAAACGCCAATTCCTGCCTCGGAACGACCTCACCCGGCCTCACCATGACACCTTCGTCGTGCATCGCCTACAACGCGGGTTATCGTGGCACTGAGACCGGCCCTATCACCTTTGGCGACAATCGCACTTGCTGGGTGGCGATGGACGAAAATACCACCGGCAGCAACGCCAATCTGCCTAACTTTACGCGGGTGCCGAGCACTCATTACCTCATAGATTGCATCGATGCGACGCAACCCGGGATGGCCCCTGACTCGCAAATCCTGATGAAGGTGGTCGCGAGCGGTGGGGCGATTACGGCAGTCACCGACCTGCGCACCACGAAGGCGGTAACAGGGACTGGCGGCGGCGGGACGGGGCCTATGGGCCCGACCGGCCCATCGGGCGTTATGGGGCCGACTGGACCAGCAGGAGCGACCGGCCCGACTGGGGTTGCGGGGTCGCCTAATTCATCCGGCAGTTCGCTATTTACTTCGAGCGGAACATTCACGGTTCCCTCTGGCGTCTTCTCGTTCTACGTCGAGGGATGGGGCCCGGGTGGTGGCGGCGGCGGCTGGGGGTCGGCTGCGACCAACGGCTCTAATGGCAGCGCGGCCACAACGGTCGGGACTAGTTGCACCGCCAACCCCGGTGAGGGTGGCGTTGGGGCGGTTTCGGGAATTGGCCTCGGTGGCCCCGGCGGCACTGCGACGATTGGCGCGTTGAAGATTACTGGCGGAACCGGCAGTTCCGGCGTCGGCGGATTCGGCGGCGATGCTCCACGCGGCGGATCGACGGCCAATGCGCCCGGTAGCGGCGGCGCTGGCGGTAACGTGGGCTCCACAACTGGAGCGGGCGGAGGCGGTGGCGGTGGCTATTGCTTCAATACCGTGAACACGACGCCGGGGAGCACGTTCACTGTAACGATTGGGGCTGGTGGCGCTGGAGGCACGGGCGGGACCAGCAATGGCGCGGCGGGCTCCAACGGCTCGGCGCTGTTCACTTGGTTTGGCGGTGGCGCGGTTGGACCTGCGGGGGCAACGGGGCCTGCTGGGGCGACCGGAGCAACGGGACCGTCCGGTGGTGGCGGTGGAACTGGACCAACCGGGCCTACTGGCCCGACCGGACCCGCTGGCCCTACCGGCGCGGGCGTGACCGGGGCAACTGGCCCGACTGGACCCACCGGGTCAACTGGCCCGAGCGGAACGCCGGCTTGCACGACGCTGACCGGCACGACGCCGACCTTGACGCCGACAAATACTTCGGCGCCGGTGAAAGAATGCTTCACTGAAGTCACGCCCGGTAGCATCACGTTGACGACATTCGCTTCGGGTGCGGCTCCGGTTCATATGTGGACGGCGCACATTATTTTCACCCAGCGTAGCGGCGGCCACAGCGATACGGTGACGTTCACTGCGGGCTCGGGTGAGGCGATTGTCTATACGACCGGATGCCCGACGGCGCTGCCGACGATGCCGACCAGCACGGGCCACTCATTGGCGATCGACATCATCTACAACACGAATCCGTCGAGCCCTGAAATCGACGTGCTTAGCTGCCCGACATCTTAAATGCGACGCATAGCGACAATTCTGATAGCGATTTGCCTCTGGGTGGTGCCCGCGCACGCGCAGACGCGGACGTGGATCGCCGCGGGGACGTGGAACGGCTACGGCGCGCTCAATCCGATTGGCGTGTCAGCCACCCAGTATCTCTATCCTTACGCGGTCAACTTTCCGAACTGCTTCGTCATCAGCACCATCGCGGCTCCGCCGTGGGATCCGAACGCCGCGGGTACTGACTATATAGTGACGGCGACCAACGGCTCAGGGTGCGCGGGCGGCGGCGGCCCGAATCCGGGGCAGGGCATTTATCCTATCTTGAATGCTCCGCATCGCGCGCTCGGCATCGTCGAATGGGTCCGCCTCAACGGCAATATCACGACATTCACGTTTATCAATCGATTCAACGATTGCACGCAGGCGCCGAATACGGGGGTCTTTAATGGTTGTCTCGACTACGCCACTTTGGCACTTACCACAGCGAACAAACTCCAGGGGGTGACTGGCGCCGGGTCGATAAGTGCAGCTTTAAGTCTCGGGTCGTGGGCTCAAGTTGAGTGGTGCTACATCGCCGGGACCAACGGGAGCGGCACGGTTCCCGCCAAAGAGGCGGCATGGCTCAACGGGACGAGTTTTATCAGTAACGCGACGGCGGCTACCACGACGCCTAATCTCGGCGGCGGCAGCGGCGTTACTCTCGATTACGAATTAGGCTCGGGCGGCACGATGGATTTTGGCCCGTGGGCCGTCTATGACTCAGGCACGGCCTGCCCCGCAAGCGCCCTTGCGACGTTCTACGAGGTGCCTTATCAGCCAACTGCGAATGGCGCCGTGCAGTTCACGCCGAACGCCAACACCAACTTCCAGAACGCGGCGGCGGCAACCCCAGGCTCGGCCAGCTACAACGCCGATGCAACGGCGGGCCAGCTCGACATGTACAACATGACGCTGGGCACGCACTCGAATATCCTGTTCGTGACGCAGCGGGCGAGTGTCGAGAAGACCGCACCGGGCACGCGCATCGGGCAACTCGGCTGGAACATCTCGTCGACGACTTATCAATGCCCATTCAGCAACGGATTTTCGTTCGGCGGCGACTCGCTAGGGCTGTACATGGCCTCGGCGTTGCAATCGGGAACGTATCAGCAAATCGGGTGCATCTCGGCTAACGACCCATCCACCAGCAGCGCGTGGTCGGGCGCGACCAATGCCGGAAAGATTACGGCGACGTTGATTCGATGAAACGCTGGCTACCATTGCTTATCGTGCTCTGTCTGCCCTCGATGGCGCGTGCGGCATCGATCGCAACTTACACGCCATCATTGGGCGGCTGTAGCAGCGCAACGACCTGCACGACCCCAACGGTTCCCCTAAGCGCTCAGGTGGGAGCGGGGCAATTCGAGGTCGTCGCCCTCAGCACGAATAGTGGTTCATCGGCCGCTACTGGTCTCGGCTGTACGATTCAGGGCGTTTCGATGACGCAGTGGGGGACCACGGTCACGAAGACCAAGAGCGTACTCGCCGTCTTTGAAAAGGTCGTCCAAGCGGGCGACGCCGGGGCCGCGATAACCTGCTCATGGACGAACGCGAACATTTCCATAGTAGCCGCCTGGATCGTCTCGACCTCGGATAATGTCGCCCCGACCTTCGGGACGACCAGCGTAACTGGCGTCTGTGGCCCGAACGTGGCGGCTTGCACGCCGGGGGCCGTGACGCCCGCACAAAATGGCGACCTCGTGTTCGAGGCGTGCGCATTCGGCAACGGCGCATCGCCGACGTTCGATAATTCTCCGTTTCCGCAGATTTCTTCCAATTCTACTGTAACCGGATGGCTGGGCTGGAGCGGTTCAAGCGGTGCGGCCGTGATGTCTCAGGCTTCGCAGCACAGCGGCGGCGCGGTCTATGACGTGGCGTGCTTCGCCGGCGACCTGGAGGCGTCAGGGGCCGGGTCGGTGCTGGTGGGCGCTGGGCCGGATACGGGCACGGTCTCGTCGGTACAGCTAATCCAGCCGACCGTGCTCGCGGCCAATGTCCATTCTAGCGACGTGCATTTCGCGGGGATCGTCGAGACTACGCCGGCCGTGGCCGAAACCGCGCCGCCCGACATCGTACTGGCCGAATTGCCAACCTACGATCATGGAACCGGACGAGACACGTTTACGATTGATTCGACTCTGACGGTGGGGCAGCTATTCACCGTTACGTTCGGCAATGGCGCGGTGATGTCGGCTCCAGCGGCGTGCGGCGCGAGCGCGTGGGCTTCCAAAACGACGGGCAGTTTTAACGGCGTCTTCTACAAGATTCTCGATTCCTGCGACCTCGGGCACTCATATGCGTTCACCGGCGCAAGCGGCGGCGTGAATCGCGGTATCGCGGTTTTTGCTTCAAACAGTGGCGCAACTCTCTCCGTCGATTCGGGGAGTACGTGCGGGTCTCTGAGCACCACGGCCACGCCGCCGACCGTTCCCGCAATCACGACCGGGACGAATAACACGACGAATTTCACTGAAATGTTCGGCCAAGCGGCCGTAGTCACGCTGGTCGGGCCTAGCGGTAACGTCCCGCTGTGGTCCGATAACGGCACCGCGGCGGGCGCGTCGATGTATACGCAGGCTGCTTCGGGCTCTTCCGGGACGCAGGTCTATTCCTCTGGAAGTTCAACGCAGACGTTCTTGTACTGCCACATGGCGATCAAGTCCAACACGGCGGCGGCATCGCCCTGGGCGCACACGGTGTCGGCGGTGACGAACGAAAGCAGCACGGTTCAGCTCGACGTATGGACCGGCAAGCCGTTGTGTGCGGGCTGCGTCGAGACGTTCACTTGGGCATCGTCGGAATCGGGCGACGCCTTCATCGTGGATGTGGGCAACCTGAACACCACGACGCCCAGCGATGCCAATGGAAGTCTCAAGAACGAGGGCATGGCGGTCGATATGGACGCTCCGGTGGTGGGCACGGCCAACGACGATTTGGCGCTCAATTTCACGGGGTATTCGGGATGCGCGCCCAGCGCCATCATTACGGGGACACTCCTTCCGCAAGTAGTGGCGTTCGGGACCAAGTTGGCCGCCCACTATATGCCGATTGACGTGGCGGCCAGTTCTCTCGCGATTCCCGATAACTGCGGAGGGCCGGAAGTGTCGGCGACGCTGGCGCTCAAGGCTGCCAGCGCCCCAGCGCAGACCAGTTCGTCAATACGATTACAGCAGCAGATCGAGGAGATATTCAGCCTCGCGCCGGCGCCCAGCCCGCCCGCGTCCGTCGGGAGCTGGTTCTTTTAAAGGGGAAACTATGAGCGTAGCGCCGCCCGTCGGGACTCACAAGGGGCGGCAAATGACGAAGCGAGAGTTGACAAGAAGTGAGCAAAAGGTTGACAACGAGTTAGCAACAATGATTCCATCGCCACAGGTAGACACGTCATTCTGGATGCCGGCGAGTTGGTTCCAATGGGTATTATCCGTCTTAATGACCATCAGCACGGGGTTCGTGGGGCTGCTCTGGTGGGTATTCCGGCGGCATTTATCGGAGGACGACCTGCGCGAGGCGAACACGCTCAAACGCTTCGACGACCGCCAACGCGAGATTGAGGCTCAATTCAACTTGCAGGAGGCCTTAATCGAGCGGAGGCACGCAGAGAACATAGCGGCGCGCGAGGCGAGTCGGGCAGAGGTCAGCAGGGGTAACGAACAATTAATGGCGCAGATGATTGCGATGCGCCGGGAGATCGTGGACGTTCTATTAGATAGGCGGAACGGCGGCAAATGACACCCGGCCAATACAACATTCGACGACGATCCGACCTGCTAACATGGGCGGTGGTCTTCGTCATCTTGTGGGGGCTGATTCTCTGGGGCATCGCGAACGGATGACAGCACAGCAGGCAAGCACGGCGAGTTGGCTCATGTGGAAGTGGCGGTACGGAGGCGGGTTGCGATGGACGAAGTGACGCACGAGAGCATAAAGAGTGTCGCCGAGTTAGCCGTTTGTGCTACTTGCGGGCATCGAGCGTGGCTCCATGAGGGGCGACGGCCGCTCTGCGTGATGGCGGGATGCCATCGCTGCGAGGGCTTCGAAGCGGCAGAAGAAGCGGTAACGGTGTAGGATTATGGCGGAATCAATACCCCAATTTGAACTTGGCGTGCTGCGGCAAATTCTCGCACAGCTTCAAGCGCACACCCGCCTGCTTAGGGCGCTGGTCAGGGGAACCAGCATCGAAGTGCTGGAACTCGGCCAATTAGAAGCCGAAGTCCAGCAGATCATCGACGGCAATACGGATACGGATGTAGCCAGTTTTCAACCCACATTGGATTCAATAACTCCGCAACAAGGAGATACGACAATGGCAGTACACAGTTTCAAAAGCGGCGCGGGCACCCTCATGGACGACGACAAGGCCGTCATCCACGCCAACCCGCTAGAGGCGGATGGCGTTACCCCGGCTCCTCTCGGCGCAATGGTTCCGACCTACGCGGCGGACGTGGCGACCTTCGGCGTGCTCGACCCGACCGTTGACCCGACCGGCGCGACCTGCGGCTGGACCTCCGTGAAGGGTCAGGCGGGCGTGACCACGGTTACCGTCTCGGGCACCAATGCCGACGGCACCGCGGCGACCGGCTCGATCGTCATCACCACGACCATCGACCCTGCGGAGCAGGACGTGGTGAGCTTTGGCCCGACGTTGGATAGCGTTGTCAAGCAGTAAGGTTATGCCCGCGCGGTAGCAATACCCATTTGAGGCCGGTACTCCCCCACTGGCCGAGGCCGAGCGCGGGCTACCCAAGGAGATTCCGATGCTTGAATGTCTCATTTATCTAATCGTGTGGGTGATCGTCGCGGTCATCGTGCTCTACATTCTTGAGAGCGTGTTGGCTCCGTTCATTTCCCTGCCCGCGCCGGTTTATATGCTGATCCGGTTGCTCATCGGCCTGCTGGTGCTTATCGCTTTTTTGAACTGTATTGGTTTTGTGGGCGGGATGGGCCACTACGGCCTCGATTTTGGCAGGCGCTAAATGCCCGACGAAACCATACCACCGACCACCGAGACCAAGACCGAGAAGCATGAGACGGTCGTTACCAAGGGCGACCCCACGGCGGAGCCTGAGACTTTCCGCAATGTGATGACCGACAAGCCCTTCCTCATCACATTGGTCGTCATGTTTCAGTTCTTCTTTCTGGTCATCTACTTCAGCGCGGAGCCTTCGCAGATGGCTAATGAGGCCAAGCAAATAGTTCTGCAAGCCTACGTCGTCGCCTTCTCCGCGGGATGGGGATTCTGGTTAGGGTCGAGCCACAGCAGCCAGCAGAAAGACAAGGTTATCGCGGGGAAAATGTAATGGCCTACGATCAAGAACTCGCGACGATGACGGTTTATATGGAGGCCAGCGGCGAAGGGCCGGCGGGGATGCTCGCGGTCGCCTACGTGCTGGTAAACCGGCGAGGCCGGGCCTATGTGGAAACTTTGGCGGCGGTTTGCCTCGAACCCTTCCAGTTTAGCTGCTGGAACACGAGCGACCCCAATCGCATTCGCATGGCGCAACTGAAGGACGAAGACCCGACGCTGGCCGAGGCGGAACACGCCGTTACGATGGCCATCAACGGTACGAAGCCCGACCCGACGCATGGAGCGGTCAACTACTACTCCACGTCAATGCGGACGCCGCCGGACTGGGCGAAGCGGATGACATTTACGGCTCAAATCGGGAAGCATCGGTTCTACAAATGAAAGCAGACCCGTCGCCATATCCGCCCGCGTGGACGTTCCTGATTCCGCTGGCAATCGTCATCGCGGCTGTGTTTGCCCTGACCGGCTGTGCGGATTTCTATTTTCTGTACATCTATCCGATGACGCACGGGGCGCTAAAGCCCTGAAAGGGAGGATACTATGAAACGGATCGCAATCGCACTAATCGCGCTGGCGCTGGCTGGATGCGCTACGCAAACCTCAGGGCCGGTCATCCCCGGCACCGAAGCCGGTGGACGCCTGAGTACGCTCATCGGCCAGAACGTGCTGATGGACGACGGGACGGTCCTGATGCTCTACGCGACGACCAACTGTAACGTCGCTGCGGCGCAGGAGTTCCGCCTCACCGTCATGGCCTGCGAGGGGCAACTCGCGGCGCTGGCCGGTGGCGCTATCATCCCGGCGAACCTGGTGACGGCGATTAACGATGGCTGCCAGATTCTCGGATACACCAACGGGAGCAACCAGCTATTGCCGGCGTTCTCGCAAGGAGTCGTCCCCGGCCCCGCCGCGGCGTGCCTTCAGCCTGCCTCAAAAATCGGTCCTGCCCCACTTGGTCAGCCCCTGAAACCGCTGCTGCTGGCCGGACCTCAACCGTCCATAATGGTGAAGAAATGAACAACGGAATCGACCTTGAGAAATTAATCTACGTGCCGAAGGACAACGCCGAGGCCGAAGAATATTGCAAAGCTATGCTACGGCAGACCGGCCACACCGAAGAACAAATCGCCGATTATATGTCGCGACGCATCAAATAGGGGGATTGCATGATCGGCAAAGCCACTGACCACACTGGCGTCGAACGCAAGCTGAATTACGTCTGGGACGGCCCGACGCGGATTCCCCACTACGACCACATCGCCGACTGGAAAGCCGTCGCAGGGCCGCCGCCGTTTATGACGGTCATCCCCAAGTGCCCGCACATCACCGACCAGGGCCAGCAGGGCTCGTGTACGGGTCATTCGTCGGTTGCCCCGTACTACATCGCGGAGATTAATGCGGGCCGCTTCCCGGTGGCCTGCTCGCCGGCATTCCTCTACTACAACGAACGGCTGATCAACGGCCAGACCGACCAGGACGCAGGCGCTTCCATCTCGGACATCTACCGCGCGGGGCACCAGTACGGCATCTGCCCCGAAAAACTGATGCCCTACGATGAGAGCGATTTTACGACTCCGCCATCACAAGCGGCCTACGATGCGGGGAAGAACCTCCGCGCCCACATCTATGCGCCGGTGCCGCAGCTCCTGGAGAATCTAATCGGCTGCCTTCATCACGGCGGCTTCCCGGTAAGCATCGGCGTTAGCGTCTATGATTCGTTCATGGCATCGAGGGACGGCAACATTCCGATGCCGGGGGCGAAGGAGAAGTTGCTCGGAGGCCATGCATTGAGCTTGGTCGGCTATAACAACACCGACCAGCCGGCAACCGTGCCGGAGCTGCCGAAGCCGATACCGGCCAAGAGCTTCGTGTTTCGCAATAGCTGGGGGATTCTTTGGGGCCAGAAGGGCTACGGGTTCTTCCCGTTCGCGTACATGCTGGATGCGGGGCTGTCGAGCGATTTCTGGATGATCCGCAGTATATGAGCGGCGGCGAAGCCGAGGTCATTCCGGTAGCGCCCGACGCGCCGGCCAGCGGCAAGGACTTCGACGACCGTCTCCCCGCGCCTAGCGGAGACGGGCCGTCGGAGGTTATCGAGATTCCCGAGGATTAGTCGCTTGGCAGTCGTGGTGCATGGCGCTCTGGAAGTAGCGCCCGCACGGGACGTGATACCAGGTATCTTCCACGCCGTAGTCGATGGCCGTGGCGCAGAATGGGATTTGCACCCAGATTGGCGGTAGCGGCTGCGTCGGCGCGCTCACAGCTTCGCCTCCAGCACGCGCAGGGCGTCGTTTAAGAACCGCACCGTCTCGCGCAAGCTGGTTATCTCCACATCGAGAGCCGCAAGGGTCGCCCGGAGGCCGTTGAGTTCGGCGTCCTGCTCGCGGATGTAGGCCTGTAGCTCAGTTACTAATGCCCGTGCTTCATTGTCTGTCAGCATCACTTCGCCTCCAGGTACGGGACAATGATAAAATACCAAGTGTTGCTGTGCGATACGGGATAATGAACATAGTTATCGACGGCGAGTGCGCGCGCAGCGTCTTTTGTTGGAGCTTCATAGTATGATTCGAATGCGCAATTTTTAACTGAGCAATCGACCTTCCACATCATAGTGCATACCTAAAGTCGCGGGCACCATTGAATGGAAAGCCGTCCTCGTCGAAAACGTTGGCGCCCTCGCATTCGCAGCACACCGGCTGGCCGAACTTGCTCACCTTGACCTCGACGACCTCGCCCCACTTCTCACACTCCTCGTTCAGGCAGACGCCGGGGCGGCTCACGTAGGCGTTTCTTGCTTCGTAGCGCATAATCCCTTCTCCTTTTCGTGCTCGGCCTCGAGTTTCTTGATTTGCTTGGCGTACCATTGCGCCCGTTCGACGCGCTTCAGCGCCACGCAGCACCCGCACAGGAAGATAAAGGCGCGGCCCTCGCGACGCTCCCTGCCGTACAGCTCATAGATTTGGGAGGCGATGTGCTCGCAGCCGCCCAGCTCGCACGCGCGCCCATTGGCCTGATACATCTCAGGCAGCGCCTCGTCGAGGTCGATTTCGCCAGTCTCCGTATTCACAGTTTCACCAATACGGCCAATCGGTCTCTAATAATGAGCGCAATTTCATTGATAATTGCCTGATCGATAACGAGCTTGCTGATTTCGTCGCCAGCCCCGACCATTCTCAGGCCCTCGAATAGAACCTTAAGTTCCGCCTGTTTGTTTTCGTCCGTCACGAGTTCGCCTCCTCGGCCGCCTTGCACATCTTGTCGTAGATGTCGCCCCTCCAAGGAATCTGAGCTGGGTCGTCGAAGCCGAACTGGTCGAGAACCTGCTTCGCGACTTCCTTGCTCTTGGCGATGGCGTAGAAACGGCGCTGCTTGCCCTCGGTGATGCCCGCGTTGGTGTCGATACTAGGCGCGGTCTGCTGGCGGACGCGCTCTTGGGCTTGGTTGATGATTTTCTCGGCCTTGGCGATGTCCTTCGAGGGCGGATTATCGCGCTGGTTGTATCCGAGCACGATCGCATCGCGCTTCTCAAGGAAAACCGCGTATTGCGGGTTGGTCATCTTCTCGGGCCTGTCGACGCTGAACCAGGGGCCGAACACCGCCTTGAAATCGACGCCGAAGGACTTGCACCACTGCGTCACACTGAGCGCCTGCGCATCGGTGACGGGCTCGTCCGACGAGGCCTGGAAACTCGTGCTGGGGTCGGGATAGAACTCTTCGGCGTCCATCCCGTTCCCATCGGTCGTCCACTGTACGCCCTCGCCGCCAGTCGTGTCGTGCGCCTCGGGGTCGTCTTCCTTCTCGCCGATGAGGAAGGTCTGTTTCAGGAAATACTTCAGCGCGGCGGTCTTGGCCTTGTTCAGCGCCTTGTCGGAGTTATCGAAAGCCACGCCCGAGCCATCGCCGTCGATCCGCTCTTCACTCTCGGTATCAAGAAACGAGTAGCGCATGGTCACGTCCTCGACGAAGACCGCAGCGCCGGCTTTACTCTGATGCGCGGCGCGAGGCTGGCGGCTGACTTCGCTGGCGAGGAACATCACGCCGTGGTCGCGACAGGCCTTCTGGACCTTGGGGAAGATGTCGGCGGCCATCTGGTAGGTATAGCTACCTTGGGTCACGGGCGCGGTGCCCCGCTTCGGCACGCCGCCGATGACCTGCATCATGTTCAGGAGCTTCGCGCGTAGATTCAACTTGTCAGCCATTGTGTCCCCTCCGTCGGCACCGGCAGGCGTACCAGTGCGGCTTGTTCAGCGGCGCCCAACACGCCAGATGCCGGCCATCTTCGCACGGCGGGCAGGCGCGCATCGGGATGTCCTCTTCGTGCTCGCCCTCGCGGTCGCTGCGAGATTTCCAGTTGTCGTAGGGCGATTGCGGATAGCCGAGCAGGTCCATCGCGGCCATCAGGGCTCTAACAGACTCACTCATCAGACTCGCCTCCTTGCGCTAATATCCACACCTTTGGCCACGACCCAAGAACGCTACCAAGATGCTCACTCCCGGTTGCATCACGGACAAGTTTGCGAGCATCGCCAGGCGAATCAGCCCGCACGATAATTCCTTGCGTCCGTTCCCCATTCGCATTTAAAACAGAGACCAGCCAATTCATTTGATTTCCTCCAAGTCCAGCAGGATATTGAGGCGAATCAGCAGGGATTGCTTGACGCGCTCGATTTCAGGCCAGTCACCACCGACGCCAGTAATCTCGAAACAATGGGTCATCGCCCGCGTCAGCAGCTCGATTTCGACGGCGTAGGCCGCCGCCTCGGCTTTGGTCTTGTCGTACATTACGGCTTCTCCAGGCGATAAGGGCCAAGCACGGGCCGGCCGAGGCCTTCTCGCGCCACTACGCGCATCCGCATCATGGCGGCGTCCAGGGTGCAGCCAAATTCGGCAACGACCATTTGCGGGGTGCAGACCTTATTGGCGATCCAGTGGCGTTTTATGAACTCGCGCATCTTGGGTATCGCCAGCTTGTCCACATGACTACGGATCGTCTTGACGACCGTTATGCCGCTCGGTTCGCTGACCACGGCGATGGGCCGTGAGCCATTATGAATCTGCTGTTCGAGTTGAGCGCGGCGCGCTTCGAGCGTTTCGAGGTCGGAATAGAGCTTGCCGATTTTCTCGCTAACGTCGCGATAGTCCTTGAGCAGTTGTACTTCCATTACTTTAATTCCCCTCCGCGTTCGATTTGGGCGCGCAACAGTTTCTTGACAATCCAGCTATCGGAGCGCTCCAATCGTTCGCCGGTTTCGGCCAGATACTTGATTAGCTCTGGCTCGTGTTCATGGTAGAGGCGCACATAAAAGCTCCTCGGCGGTAGTTTCCTTTTCGCTGAACGGTTCCCCATGACACCGAATGATAGAGCAGATGCGACAATCGTGTCAATAGCGAAACGATAAAAAGATTTCGCTTGACAAGGAATCTCGAATTATGAGACAAACGACGAATGGAAAGCGGCGGTGATGCGGATGGCGGTGAAATGAGGCGGAGTGCGGGGATTCTGTGAGGGGTGATGAATGAAACCGTATTACGAGGACGAGGCGGTAACGATTTACCACGGGGATTGTTGTGAAGTATTGCCGACGCTCTCTGCTCCCGTTCTTTTTGCCGATCCGCCATATGGCGTAAAGAAGGCGGGCTGGGACGAATCGTTTTCCCTTGATTGGATGGAGTTTGCGAGCGCTGCATCTAGTTGCATGGCGATAACCCCCGGAGTCTCTAATCTGCTATCAATGCCGCCGAAAATGCTCGCGCAAACATATCGCTGGACGCTCTCCGTGCGAGTCATCAACGCCATTGTTCGCGGGGCTGTCGGGTTTGGGAATTGGATTCCCGTCGTGCTTTATTCAGCGGAAGGCGTGAGCGTTTATAAATGCGCCCAAGATGCCACGGAGATAGCGATACAGGGCGCAATGCCCGACCATCCGTCACCGAAGCCTTTTGCGGCGATGCGATGGATTCTCTCGCGATTACCGAATGGCGATGTAATCGACCCCTTCATGGGCAGCGGAACGACGCTGCGTGCGGCGAAAGACCTGGGGCGCAAAGCCATCGGCATCGAGATTGAGGAACGCTATTGCGAGATAGCCGCCAAGCGTATGTCCCAATCTGTCTTTGACTTCAGGAGTTCCAGTGTACTTGGGAAGTGATAACGGAATTGGTAGAGGCGCAGGGGCCCCATATCAAGAGTTTGGGGGAACTCCCATCGGCGTCCTTTCGCCTCTCTCGCAACCAAGCTCTTGTTCAGAGTCTTATAGGTCGGTCAACCATCCCTGCCCGCAGACCGGGGAGGATGGATTTGGACTTAGCGCAGTAAGCCCACCGTGTGCGGCCAAGGTTATCGAATCCAACTCCGACGCGGCGAGTAATGAAATAACAAACACAAACGCCCAAGTCAATTACGACTCGGGCGTCGGTGTCGATAACCCTGTGTGCGGTGGGTGTCCCGTGAGGAGGACGAAATGATAATGCCAGATGAACTAACGAAACGCAAGCGCCAGCTAACCGAGTTCCCCGAGGGCTGGGCGCTGGGCGACCCTGAGCGCGAGACCTTTCGCAAGTACAACCCGAGCGCATCCGACGATGACATCGGCCTGCAATGGGAGAAGTTTGAGGCGCACCACGAGGCGCTGGGCTCGCGCTTCAAGCTCTGGAGCAAGGCCTGGCTGACGTGGTGCATCAATCAGAAGCTCTACGGATTCAAGCCGACGCAGGTTATCGGATTCGCGCACAACTTCGGTACGTCGGGGATGGCGAACTTGGCGCGGCATCTCGGGAGGGGCAAATGATATTCAAACCGGAAAACGATTATGGATTTCGTTGGGGGCCGCTGGTGGTCCAGCGCGTGTGCCACGACGCGAAGAAGTTTGGCTACGTGCTATCGGTCGAGACAGATGCGGGTAAGCAAATCGAAATTCGGGTATCGCCCAAGGGCACGAAGATCGAGGTCGAGCGCAATGACCCACGATGAGACCGTGAAGGTGTTGACCTTGGTGAAGGGCAATTGGATGCGCCAGCCGACCGATGACCTGACCATCAAGGTCTGGGCGCATATTTTCAAGGAGGCCGATTATCGCGATGTGTGGGCGGCGGTGATGTGGGCGATCCGCGAGACGGAGGACCAGGCTCAACCGCCGACGGCTGGACAGATATTTCAAATGGCGGGCCACGAGCGCGAGGCGCGAATACGAATAGAGAATGCCCACCGACCGCGTTTAGATGCCCCACGGCCGCGTTTATCGCCCGAAGCGGTAGAGAAGGGCAGGGCGATGCTGCGCGAGACCGTGGCGGAACTGACGGCCAAGCTGAGGATGAAGAACCGATGACCAAGCTCAAGGTGAAGGCCCCCAAAATAACGTCCCCCTGGTGCGGCCGTCCCAAGGTGCGTAGCGAGCACGAAGAGCTATTCGCGATACAACTGCGCGCGGCCAAGCTCCGCGGCTGGGAGCGCGAGGTCGTATTTGCCCCGCCGCGCAAATGGCGCTTCGATTTCGCTCACTGCATCTATCGCGTGGCCGTGGAAATCGAGGGCGGCATCTGGATTCAGGGGCGGCATCAGACCGGCTCGGGCATCGCCAAGGACATGGAGAAATACAACGCGGCGACGTTAAAAGGCTGGCGGGTATTCAGATTCACGGCCGAGATGGTGGCGAGCGGCGAAGCGCTCCGGGTCACCGAGGCGGCGCTGGAGAAATTCGGGCGATGAGGCAACTCGTATGGCTCGACCTCTGCTCGGGGCTTGGCGGGGCGTCCCAGCCGGCGCTCGACCGTGGATGGAAGGTAATTCGCGTTGACATCGACCCGCGATTCAAGCCCGACATCGTGGCGGATGTAAGAAACTTGTCATTCAAGCCGTTCCACGTCGATGTGCTGTGGGCGAGCCCGCCTTGTATGGAGTTTACGAAATCAGTTCTCCCGAAGACGTGGGCTTCAACTTGGAAGAATCCCGCGCGGCCCGATGTTGCGCTAACGCTTGCGTGCCTTGAAGCGATCCGGTGCATAAAGCCTAATCGCTGGATAATCGAGAATGTGATGGGCGCTCGTAAATTTCTCTCGCCTATCCTCGGGCCGGTGCGGGCAATCGTCACGGGGCATGTCTTCTGGGGCGATCTTCCGTGCCTGTTGCCGGATACGCGCGCGCATAAACGGCGGCGGCCTCCGACGCCAGATCGGACGGCGCTGAGAGCGAAGATTCCTTATGAAATCGGCGAAACAATTTGCCGCGCAGTAGAGAGTCGCACAGAGCAAGATGCGACCGAAAATAGAGTGGAGGGGTGACGATGGATAGACGAGTCAGAAAAGATGCCGGGCAACGCCGGGCAGTTTATTGCAATCGCAAGATGCTCGCGTGGCAAGATGCGCAACGAACGTTCTTTGTTATCTGCAAAGCGCTCCGAATCTCTCCTGAAGCGATTCGTAGTCATTATCGCGGGCAAATTATCGTTGAGAAGCGCGATATAATCGCATATGTGCTGCGCTCTCGACACGCGACGTTTACGGACATCGGATTGCTCCTTAATCGCGATCATTCAACGGTTTATCACGCGGTCCGTAAAATCGCCGGCCTCCTTAAGGGGCATGGTGGCGATGCGTGGCAGCGCTTGATCAATATCGCGGGGGCAGCCTAATGGAACCATTAGACACGCTGAGCTCGGGCTCGGATACGCTCCTTCCCTCGCAGTATTACGACAAGGACAAGGCGAGCCGTTCGCCGATGGGCCGGCTGATGATTGCCGTGCTGGAAGATGCGCTTAGATGGCTCCAGCGCCGCCCGGATAGTGCGGGTGGCAGGGAGGCCCGCATTTGGGTCCATGAACCGCAGGACGGGGCATTTACGTTTGATGGCGTATGCGATTATCTGGGTATCGAGCCCGAATATCTGCGCAAGGGATTAAAAGACTGGGATGGCGCGCGATTGGCTCGGCGCGCTGCGGTTAATGGGGCAGGTGGCGCCCGGCCGACCATAAGCAGGGAGCGCGGGACGAATAACAAGCGGCGCTATCCAAAGAAAACGGGCGCCCGATTGGACGCCCGCTGATACGGATTTCATCGATTACTGGTTTATCGTGATTGCTCCTCCTCGATGATTGCTAACATGACGCGCGCATTATGGCCGAACATCTTATCGAAAGAACTGCGTAGATAATGGCGATGTTCGCTCGTCAATTGTTTAGGGCGGTATTGCCGCATCGCCTCGATTATGACGCGTGCGCGCGGGAATCCCGCCTCTTGCTCGCTCTGCGTATGGTATAGGCCGATGCTCCATGAGAGCACTTCGCCCTCATATATGGGGAATGGATGGCCGTTGATTGTCGTTAGCTCAATTTTCATTGTCGTCTCCTCACAGACGGTTAGGCTTGCGCCGCGTAAACGTGCCCTTGGCTATTCTTGAAGAAAATCAAGCAGAACGCCCGATCGGCGCCCAGGTAAACGAGCACTCGCCCGAGTGCGTCAATTTGCCAATCGGTCTTGATTCGCGCTTCATATAGCGCGTCATCGGTGAGCACTCCGCGCGTGTAGCGCCATTGCGCTTTTGCTTCTTTCATTGTTGCGGCGTCGTGAATGTGGATTACTTTTGCAGTCATTGTCGTCTCCTCACAGACGGGTTGCGGAGTTAAGGGAGCCAATAGAAGGCGGCGAGGGCGAGTATCGTTAGCACGAGGGCGGCTCGCCAATAGCTCACCTCGTGCTGGGGGCGGTAGAAATCGCCATAGTCATAGACGTGCTCGCGCCAGTATGCGCGGTTATCCTGCTCGTAAGCCTGGGCGTTAGTGCGGTTCGTATTCATCGCAATCTCCTTTATTTTGCGCCAGGGCGGTTTTAGCCCGCTGTTCGGCCTCCTCGGCGTCGCTAAGAGCATTCATGGCCGCACTAGCACGATCCATCGCCTTGATTCTTTTAGCAGTTGCGCGCTCTAGTTTTTCGAGCATGGCGGCGCGCGTCGTGTTCATCGTGATTGCTCCTCGATAAAGACGTGAGCGTAACCGTCCTTGGTTCCACCGCTGACGAATTTACCTTTCCAGCTCAGCTTGTCGCAGAGCGCCTGGGCTGCCGCGCGATGATTCTCCTCGACGTCGAGGGCGTAGTCGTAGGAAACGACAACGCGCAGACCGCTTCCGCTTGTCGCGATGAAGCGCGAACCTTTAACATTGCCCGGGCCGTGATACTTGGTGATGATTGCTTGCATGGTCGTCTCCTCACAGACGGTTACGGAGTTAATCCTTGATGAAGGTCGGGGTGAATTGCTCGATACGCCAGAAGCCTTCACGATAATCGCGATGCGCCCGCGCGCTCTCGAAGTTCTCGAAATCAATGGTTGCGTTATTGCTAGTTGGTTCCCATTGGTGAATCGCGTACAGACCGAAATTGAACATCATCGTTACCTCCTTAGCTATTCAGCCCGTTTCGCGTGAGCGCATCGCGCATCAGTTCGGCCGTATATTGCGCCACGGACCGCTTGGCGAGCATCGCCAGGCGCTTGATTTGCGCATATTCTTCGAGCGTCAGGCGCACGGGCCGGATGCTTATGTCAATCTCGTTTCGTTCGTTTGGCATTAGACTGCTTCCTGCCCGTGGCGGCTTGCATAGACTGCCTTCATCGCGTCATTGATAGTCGAGCCCGGAATCAATCGCGCTTGCCCGTAAACTTGGCAATCGTGAGAGAATGCCAACCAGTCCGGCCCATCGCCCTTCAATGCACTGCCCTCAACGTCCACCAGGTCTCCATTGCGCTTGTCGAATACAAACGCTCCTCGGCCGCGCACAGTGGAGCAAGGCCAAGTGCGACTGAAATCATCGCAATCGGTCTTGCTATAGCTAACCGTAAAGAATGAACCGTTATCGTTGGCCTTCATCGTCTTTTCTCCTCTTGGTCTCGTCAGTGAGCGCATTACGCCCAGACGGCCTTGCGGCCGTTTCGACCTGCTAGGCCTCGATGGATTCCTGCGCGACACAATCGTCGTCGTATTCCTGCTCGATTTGCTCAGCCAGCTCCATCGGGCCATTGACTTGCTGCAATCCGATGACGGCCACGATGTCGCGATGGTCTTGGAGGTACTGGGCGCTATCGATTGTCCAAGAGCCGTTCGCGTAGATGTAGAGATTGACTTCGCAATCATCCATTGCGCTATCGTCATCTTCGGGCTGCTCGGCCAGATAGTCACGATAGACCTGGTTCATATCCTTCCAAGACTCTTTGGCAATCTGCGCTGCAAACTCGGTTACTTGTTCGTCGGTACGTGTCGTCATTGTCTTGCTCCTCACAGCTTGACTTGGTTTAGTTGACGCCCAGGGTCGCGATGGTCCATAGGGACATCAAGTCCTCATGCGATTCCCACAGATGATTCGTGACTTCTAACTGTTTCATCTCGATATTACCTCGTCTCACTTGGGTTAGCGTTCGTTGATGCCTCTTGGCAGTATTTGCAAGGGCAATCATCGCGGGTCTTCGCGTGAGCCTTCGCAATCTGCTCTACTTCTCGCTTGTGCATTTTTTCTCGATACGTCATACCTCACACATATGCGTTAATTGTGCCAAGCCTGATTGCTCGCCATTGCCAATGATAGCGCATCCACCTCACGAGCTGCGTATGTAGTGAATGACGCAAATAGGTTGAATGACGCAAATAGTGTAGGTAACCTGCGAAGGCATCTATTGCCTATTGACCGAGGACCATGATATAGCTTGTTCTCCAAGTCGGTTAAGAACATTGGCCTTCACGTCTGAATCGGGTCGCTGGGCGCTCTGCCGCCGAGGCGGCCTCGGTTACATCAAGAAGCACCAGAGCCGCGGCTATCCAAACTTGGTTCGAGCTCGTGCCGTACTAGCTGCCAAGCGCGAACGCCTACGGCTTGAGGCAGAGCTGTTAGCGTCTAGCTCCCATTGCGCATGCTGCCGCTATCGCACTCCCTGATATATAGTCAGTGCGACCGCCAGCTAATAACCCGCACAATCACCACACAATCTCGCCCCTCGACATCGCTTAGCTAGCACTTAGCTAGCAGCTAGGGCTAGCTAGTCCGAGCTCGTGCTAGCCCGGCGCTGCTCGACGCCAGGGCGGGGTAGCCCCCCGCGCGTGTGTGCGGAAGTTGATGATGCCTTCCCCTAAAAGAAAAAATAAAATCCGCTAGAAGAAAGAAGCCCGCTTGACTAGACCCCCTAGAGTCTGAGAGTCTAGGTGGTCTCATGTATCCGATAAGGAAATGCAAATGCGGGGACGAGCACGAGTGTTCGCGGCTGGACCCGCGGGAGAACGGTAAGCTTTCGGCGAAGGCCCGTGGGTCGCGCACGGACCTGCTAGATGGCCCGCAAGGGCGGCCTTCGCTGGATACTAATCGGCAATTCGGGCCGGAGGCTTACGAGCGGGCGCATCCCGAACTGAAGCCGCCGAGGTATGACGATGGGGATGGGGACCATGACTAGGCTTTCGTTTCGGGAGTTGGTGCTTGGGGTCATCTTTCTGGTGGCGGTGTGCTATGCGTGCGGCTGGTGGGGGCTGAATCCTGATGGGCCGACGGTATTCGACTATCTGGATAAATTGCCATGACTGAACTGATGAAGACGCAGGACGTGGCGGAGTGGTTGCAGATGAGCAGGCAGACGGTTAACCGGCTGGTGAAGGCGCGGGAGATACCGGGATTTCGGGTGGGCAACAACTTTCGTTTCCAGGCCGAGGAACTGCGCAGGTGGATGGAGGGCAAATGATGGACCTTATAATTGCGATCGGGTTTGGGTGGGCGGTGTATTGCACGGTGATGATGGTTTGGGTGCTGACGGAGGTTGCCGATGGATTCCACCAAGACGATAAATGAGGTGCGGTTGCAGGCGGGGAAGATGAAGCAGCCGATGGTGAGGTTCCTGGACGGTCATCTGAGGGGCTTCGGCAACGTGGTCGACCAGCTACGGGTGATGGGATGGCTGGGGCAGGCGATGGTCGATATGGCGAATAGCGAGCTGGCCGCGCTCAAGTTGCAGGACGAGGCGGAGAATGCGGAGCCGGCGGTGAAGGTCTATCAGTGATGAATGGCCTCGAAGCGCTGGCGCGTTTGCAGAATATAATGAAATCCTTCAAAATTCTCGATTTATGCTCGGGGCGTTGCGACTGGTGCTGCTATCCGCATCGGCCGCGCGGGCAGGAGCGGAGCGAATATACCTGTATTTGCGATGCCGAACCCTGTGGACATCACTGGTGCCCCGCGAAGATGGAGACTCACCGCACAGATGCCCGAATCCCGACGCAGAGGTAGGCCGCGCAAGGGCCGGGCGGTCGAAAGGCACCCACCGCGCGAGATCACCCTCCAGGAGCTTAGAGACGGGCTCTCTGAGGCCGGAGAGGAGTTCCCGTTAGATGATGAGGAGTTCCGGCTCTGGCTCAAGAAGAAGAGCGAGAAGGAACTCTGGTTCTTCAGCCGGTGGATTCTCGGCAACGACCTGCTCGGCAAGGGCCGATTCCATCGGGATGAGGTCTGCCCTTTCCTGACCAATTTCAGCAACGGCCGTAGCAAGTTGCTGATGCTCCCCATGACGCATCTCAAGACGACCGTGGCGAGCCGGTCGATACCGCTTCACTTAATTGTCCAGCCGGCCGCGAGCAATATCTATTTCCCCGGGATGCATGGGGTCAATTCAAGGACGCTGCTGGCGAGCGAGAACGAACTCAAGAGCAAAGAGAATCTGTCCTATGTGCGTGCTCATCTCGAAAGCAACGAATTGCTCTGGTGGTGCTGGCCGCAAGTCGTCTGGGAGAATCCCAAGGACGCCAAGCGCTGGTCCGACGCCCAGATTGAGGTACCAAGGAACGCCATCTGGGCTGAAGCGACTGTTGGCGCGGTGGGTATCAAGTCTGGATTCATCGGAAAGTATTTCGATCTCATCATCGCCGACGATATTGCTGCTCAGGAAGCATCGCTGAGTCCGCCGACGATGGAACGCGCCCGCAAGTGGCGCAGGGCCGCCAGAACGCGCTTCTACGACAAGAGCAAGGGCACCGGCATCTTTATCGGTATCGGCACGCACTGGCCATCCGACAACGATATTTACGTGGAGTGGAAGTCCGAGCCGACCGTCGAGGTCATGATCCGGTCCATCATCGAGATGGACGAGGTGACCAAGCGGGAGCGCCCGCTGTGGCCCGAGCAGAACTCGATGGAGAATATCGAGAAGCTGCGCCTCTCCACGGACCCGCAGGAATGGACCTGCTGGTACATGAACAAGCCGTCCAACCGCGGCTATACGGCCCTGAATTGGGACGACCTCCGCTCATATAATGTGGTGCGCATCGAGGACCACGACGTGCTGATGTTCGAGGACTCAAGGATGGACGAGCGTATCGCCATCCGGCAGGAACAGATTGCGCGCAACCTGGGGTTCGTGATGGGCGGCATGGCCTATACGCGGGATAACGCGAAGGTCAGGAGCAAGCCGCCGACGGGGATGAGCCAGGAGTTCTACGACTTCATGCACGAGAAGTATCCCGAGAAGGTGCCGAAGCAGGAGGGGGAACAATGACATCTGACGTGGAACGCATTAAGCGACTAAGGGAAGCGCTCGGGCAAGCGGGGCGCGATTTCGAGTTTCTGGCTATGCTCCCACCACATAGCACAATCGCCCTGCAAAACTTCTGCGATCAGCGAGTGCGTGAGATTCAGCGAGCGTTAAATGCCGACGGTAGCGGCGAATAAGCTCTACAAGACCGCGTTCTGCGACCCGGCCGGCGGCATCAACACGCTGCTCACCCATGCGGGCACGCGCTCGCGCGCCTCGATTTGTGTGGTCGGGCAGGACGACCTCGAACGTATCTTCATCCTTGAGGCGTGGGCCAAGCGGCTGCCGCCCGATCAGTTGATGGCGAAGATGTTCGAGACGCATTTCAAATGGAAACCCGCCATTTTCGGGATGGACGCTAGCGGTCCCCAGCTCCAGTTCCACCAGATCGTCAAGAAGGAAGCCCGCGACCGCAACGTCCACTGGAATCTCAGGGGCGTGGCCGAGCGGACGGACAAGATTACCTTCATCGAGACCGTGCTGCAGCCCATCGTCGCCCAGGGGCGGCTGCTGCGCTCCAGCGTCGAGCACGAGACCGCCGACCTGAAGAACGAGTGGCAGGCGTTCCCCGGTGGCAACTACCGCGACATCATGGACGCGCTCGCCCGGGCGGTATGGTTATTGCCCTCCTCGCTGCCCCAGCATCTGCGTCTCATGGACAGGGCGCAATTAAAACGGTATTTGGAAAGGACGGGCATGGACCCGTCGCAGGTGGATTTAAGGTTGGCGCAACACGCGGAATTGACGGGGCTAAGATGACTAACTTGGGCGTCATGTCGGCGCAGGCGGCGAGTCGCGCCCGCGACCCCAACTTCGGCGCTACCACGCAGCCGCAGGTCATTAATCTACTCTCTTATTCGCAGCAGGTGGTCAATGGTTCGCTCGATGAAGAAACCGGAACCGCATCGCTCGTTCTCCAGCCTCGCACGGTTATTTACTCGATGTCGGGATTTCTTTCTGCTGCGGTGCGGATCCAAGGTATTCGTGACGCCTCTGGGCGCGACCTTGATTCCATTTCCTACGAGAATCTCCAGCAAATCGACCTCAACTGGCCCTTCGCCATTGCAGATAGCCCCCGTTCATTCTGTCAGTGCGGGCGTGACCTCCTCATCGTGCATCCAGGCATTGAGACGAACCCCACGACCCTGACCGTCATCTATACGCTGTTGACGCCGGTACTCGCCGGCACCTCCGACACCACCGTCGTCCAGCCCGAGGCCGATAGCGCCGTGCTGGACCTCGCAGAATGCCTGCTGGTGCTCCAGCATCGCGACCTGACTGCGTTCAAGGAAGCGCATGACCGGCTCATTGCCCGCATGAAGGAGCTTAAGAGTGAGCGTCGCTGACGTTCAGAGTCTCGTCGCGCTCATCTCCAATGGGCAATACGACCCGACACTCTTTCAGGGCTTCTTCAATTCGGAGATGACCCGTATCGGTGCGGCCGACTGGCATACGACCGCTGTTCCTATCACCTTCACTGCGGGGCAGCCCGAGGTCCAGCTTCCGACGACGCTGCTTAACCTCATTACCGTCATCTACGACAAGACCGTGCTCTCGGAACTGACCCTGCGCGAACTCGAAGCGCTGACAACCGGCTGGCGTAACTGGCCCGGATTCCCCATTGCGTACACCACCGAGACCGAAACCTCGAAAAGCATCGCGGTGGCCCCCATTCCCTCCCAGACCTCTCCGCTTATCATCCCGGTGCATGGATTACCTACGGGCCGCGACTACCAGCCCGGCAACGGTATCTCTATTCACTCAGAGTCGCGTGACGATCCACTGGATTACCTGACGCTGCCCTTCGCGTTGGCGATTCTCTGGCGCGAGTATGTGAGGGAATCCGACCATCAGGACTTCGCCTTCGCGGCGGCCTGCAAGCAACTCAGCGACACGCTCTACGGGATGCTCAAATGAAACCAGTCTCGCGCATCCAGATCGACCATCACAATTATCAGGGGCCGCGTCTGCATAACGACCTGAACAAGCTCGTGACCGAGACCAACGACAACCTGACCACGCATCAGGGCCTCATCGACGCGCAGGCCAAGACTATCGCGACCCATACTGACACCATCGCCAGCCTGCTGGCGCGCATCTCCGCGCTGGAAGCCGCCGACGCATAATGCCCCAGAAACGCATATCCTTTACGAATTTTAACCGCCGTCTCGTACTGGCTGGCGGACGTGAACAGGCCGGTGAGGCGGCTCTCCGCCGCGCCTCCGGCGTTGCCCCCGAACTGACGACCTCGGTGCTCTCGCGCTGGGGCTCGGTTTCGCTCTACGACATCGCCGCCATCCAGCTCTATTACTGGAACAACCATCGCTATCAGTACGACGGCAGCGTCCTCTACAGGGACGGCGTGAGCGTCGTCTCGGGCTTCAACGGCAATCGCATCACGTTCAATTCGATGCCGCCGCAGCCCGGCTTGCAGGACTACCTCTTTATCCTCGGCGGAGGCAAAACGCCCTTCAAGATTGCACCCGACGGCACCATCACCAACTGGGGCATCGTCCAGCCCGAGAACTCGATGGTCGCGGCCAATGTGCCGTGGGACCAACTCGTTATCGACGATTTCGAGAACTCGTCGGGCCTTTATAGCATCACAGGCGGCACCAAGGGCAACGAGAGCACCATCGTCCAGATTGGCGATGGTTCGCTCTTTATGAATCCGACCGGCACGCCCTCGACGGTCTTCGAGCCGGTCAAAATCACGCGTCAATATTTCGCCGCGCAGAACTGGGCGCAGTATTCCAGCGGGGACTTCTCGCTTAATACGGATGTGTTCCAGATTTGGCTCTATATCGATAACTTCGGTGCGACCCAGCCCGCGACGTGGATCGAAATCGACGTTGATATAAACGACGGCAGCTTCAAGAAGGATTGGTATAGCTTCGGCGTGGGTTTGCTGAATCCGGGCTCCCGCGTCCAGCGTGGGCCGGATTTTCGCCGCAGCATCCAGCTTGAAATCACCTTCCAGCCAGGCCAGTGGCAGCAGTTGACCTTGCCCAAGTCCCAGTTCATGCGTCATGGCGACAACACCGAACTCGACTGGAGCATGGTGCAGGGCTACCGGATTCAGGCGGGCATCCTGTTCGTCGCCACCGCGAAATACTACCTCGACAACTTCACGCTCTCGGGTGGGGCTGGCCTTGGCGCCGGGCCTGCGGTCGGCAATGGCGGCTCAGAGTACATCTACTATACGACCTTCCAAAACCTCGTCACCGGCTCGGAATCCAACCCGCAGGCCACCCCGACGCGCATCTCTGACGTGGCGGACAACAAGGTCCAACTGACGAATATCCCCGTCTCGACCGACTTGCAGGTGGGCGCGCGCAATATCTACCGCTCGGTCGCGCAGACCATTCCCGGTCCGACCTTCCCGGCATTCCTGCTCGATACCATCTGGGACAACACGACCACGACCTATCTCGATAGCGTGACCGACTTCACGATTCCGCTGGCACAGACGCCGTGGACCGCGAATATCATGGTGCCGCCGGTGACGCCGCCGACACATCCCAGCCCCGGCCCCTACTACATCGACGCGGGCAACGGCTATTACTTCAGGCTAACGACCTCTGGGACGACCGGAGCCCAGCCGCCGCCGTGGAAAATCCCGACGACGGACTGGTCGCCGGTTTCCATCTTTCTACTCAATGAGACCATCGCGCCGCGCAAGGCGAACGGCCAGTTCTGGATCGTGACGACGCGCGGCACCTCGGCCACCACTCAACCGAATTGGGCGGCCAGCCCGGGTATCGGCAGCACTATCCTCGACGGCACCGTGGTCTGGACCAATCAGGGTTTGCAGACCACTGCGGACAACTCGGCGGTCTGGACCTTTCAGGGTATCAACTCGACGCAGACGCTCACCGACCAAGGCCTGCTGTTCGACAACCTCAACCCGCAGTCGACCTATGACGACGCCTACGGGCCATCCCCCGACAATACGATGCTGTTCGCTCGCGACAGCGCGGCGACTGGTTATGTCTATTCATCGCCACCAGGGCGTCCCGAGAGCGTGGGTCAGGCCTATCCGGTATCCTCCTCGAACGACCCGATTCAGAAGGTGACGGAGTGGGACGGGCAGATTTGGGTCTATTCGACGGCGCGCTGCTATCGCGGCTTCGGTACTTATCCACAGATTTCCTTCCCCGCCATCGATGACTCGCTCGGCACCCTCAAACCTTACACCGTGGTGCCGGTCAAGCTCATCGGCATCATGTCGTGGGCACCCGACGGCATCCGCATAATGAACTACTCAGGCTCGGTGCTCATCGGCTTCCGTGAGCTGGCGCCAATCTTTCGCGGCCAGCCCGAGGAAAACGTCCTCATCGCATGGAATGAAACGACTGGCCCGGTATGGGCCGAGGAGTCGCGCAACGAAGTGATATTTAGCGATGGCACCGACCTGACGTTGGGCCTCACCTATGACGGGACGGCGGGGCCGGTCTGGCGGCAGCCGGGGCGCATTCTCACCGCAGGTTATTATGAGCATCAGACGGGCGAGTTTGCGGTTGCTTTTGGCGGTACTGTTTATCTGTTCGAGCATCCGGGGAGCCTCAGCGATGGCTAATCCGCTCTACGTCGCCAATAACATCCCGACAGCCCCACCGGCAGAGCCGATTGTAGGGACGGACGACCTCAAGACATATACGGCACTGACGGGGCTCGGTGCGCTCGCGCAAGCGGCCGGGATCGCCAGCTATGGCGGCGACCTCTACTACGACGGCACCACCGCCATCTCGACCAACTTTATCGCCCCGATGACGATTGCGGCGTGGGATGGCTCCTGGGCTATGCCAGAGATTATCAACGACGGCGGAACGGCCATCGCGGGCGGTCCTGGTGGAAACCGCCAGCCGCAGATGGGGCCGCAGGCCATCGACTTCGACGGCACGACATACGCCGTCGGGGGCCTGAGCACGAACGGCAACGCCTGCGTCTATACCTCGACTTCACCCAAGACCTCATGGACGCTGGTTGAGTTCAATAACGACCAGACCTTTGTGAACGTCCGCGGACTCAAATGGATTGCGCGGCTGAATCTCTGGATCGCGGTTGGTGACGATATTTGGAGCGCCCCCAGCGGTGCGGCAGCGTGGACGGTACGCGAGAGCAGCGACCATTTCTATCAGCAGATTTACGATGACGGCACGACGCTCTGGGCGATTGGCGCGACGAAGGTTTGGAAATCGACGAACGGCACGACCTGGACCGGCACGATTCAGGGCGCCAACTATCCGTGGTTTTCGACCAATCAGCGCTCGCCGCTCTGGTACTCGTCGAGGCTGAATCTCTGGCTCGGGATGGCCTCTACGGGCGGCTCCTCGGTCGATCCGAATTACGGCATCGTGTACGCAACCACGCCAGACCAGCCGTGGCAATACGCATACATATCCCCGGCCAATCCGCCATCGGTTCCCGCTGACCATTTTTTTGTATTGAGCGAAGTCGGCGACATTCTCTATGCGGTCGGCGCTCGTACCACCGTAAATAGCCCGCTATCCACCGAAGCCATCGTGGCAGCCTCCGTATTCGGCACGTCCTCATGGGCGCTGACCATCCCGACGCTTCCCGAGGTGCCGTCATTTGCCTTTTCCCGAATCGACGGAATCATCGGTGCGCAGGATAACACCGCGCTTGGCCTCAGCCTTAAGAATGAAAACGCGCTGGATGAGTTCACCAATACCTTCTCGAATGATGGCGGGGCCACGCTCACGAACGAATATCTCGGCGGGCACTTTACCCAAATCATCGGGCTCACCCCGCCGCCGCCACCGCCGCCCACGCATTGCGTCGATTTCGAGATTCAATCTCCCGGCGATATGCCCGATAGCGGCGCCCAGTTCACCGGCCAGCGGCTCTACATTGCGGTTGATTGCTGGAAAAGTCGTCCATTGGGGTCGCCCGAGAAACTAACCCCAACCATAATCGTGGATGGCGTTGAGACTATACTGCCGCAAATCACGAATACCGAGCGGAGTACCATCGAATTACCAATTAGTCAGCACCATGGCAGATTCTTCGATGGCGTCCGGCTTGATGGGTGTTTACTTACGAGTCGTGTCGAAATATACGGCATCTGGGCGGATGTCTGGCTCGGGGAGCAGAGTGAACAGTCGTGATCAGTGCGGAGGAACTAGCAGAGCAACGCCGCCTGCGTGCGAAGGCAATGACGGACGCTCATTCACGATGGAAAGTGATGTATTACACCTTCCAGCTAACCCGCGACCGGCAACAGCGGATTGATAGTCTGAGCGGGAAAGTCGCTGATTTAGCTCCCTTGCCACATGGAGATTTCTGTTATTGCGGATTCTGTAGACCATGAAACATCCCAAGTGTCGATGCGGGCATGTAGATTTTAGCCATAGCGATAGGGTCGGTGAATGTCTGTGTATTGTCGGACAAAGACAAAAGACCGAATATGGCATACAGGGCAACCGGCGATGGTCTGAAACAAACTACACTACCTTGCGCTGCGATTGTGATAAATTTCGGCGCCTTGAATCAGTAGAATGATCGAGTACGACCGCGACCGCCACGAGATGCTGATTCTCAAGTGGTACTTGGACCTCAACTCCAAGCCGCTTGAGTTCTCCAATCTCTTTGCCAAGCCGCTGCGCAACCTGACCGAAATTCTGTTCTGGTCGGCGCGCACGGTGAAGCTCTACTTCGAGATTGACGTGTCGGGCATCTGGATAGCGACCTGGTTCGTCCCCGACCTGTCGGGGGCGTTCTGGGGTATCTGGGTACGCGAGGATAAACGCAAGTCCAAGGCGATGCTCGCCCACGTCAATGAATCGCTCGAATTAGGGCTGGCCCATTTCCCCGTGCTAATGGCGAATACCAAGCAGCCGCGGCTCAGACCGGAGATGGAAAGATTGGGCTGGGTCCATCAGGGCGAAGTGCCCCACTTGTTCGATGGCGATGCAAGTAGCATATATTGGATGGATAGAGGTTCCAGAGATGGGCGCAGGCGGCGGAAAATCATCGACGAGCAGCCAGAGCACGAACAGTCCGTGGGCCGACGTTTTGGGGAAGATTGGCCAGCAGCAATGGAGGATGGCGAAGCCGGCCCTGTCGGCGTACTCGGGCCAGACAGCGGAAGCGTTGAGGACGGGGGGAGTGAACGCGAACATCCCGTCGATAAACGCCGCCGTGGACGCAAGCCGCCAAAGCTCAAGCCAAAGCGAAACCCAGATGCGCGAACAGTTGGCGCGTAGCGGACTCGCTGGTACGCCGTTCGCTCAGACCATTCTGTCGCAGCAGCAAGGTGCCGATTCCGCGCGCACGGGGGCGATTCCCGCCGAGGCAACGCAGGCCTTTATCGGTAATGCCATTCCGCAACTGGAGGGTCAGGCGGGACGTGCCACAGGAGCAATTAGCGGAGCGGGCGGTCTGCAAAACACCCAGACTGGCACCCAGACGCCGAGCTTTTGGGACTTCTTCAACCAAGGATTGTTTGCTGGCGGTCAAGCCGGCCAAGGCTTTGGTAGTATGCTCCCGATGTCGGCAGGAGTGCCGTAATGGCCGCAGCGCTTGGCATGATTCTAGGTATGGGCGCTCGGGCGCTGGGCGAGCACGCGCAGGAAAAGCGTCAGATGGAAATGGCGCACGACCAGATGGTATTTCAGATGTACCAGTCGCACCCGCAGGCCGCCATAACAAAGGGAGGGCAGGAGTGGCTGACGAAGCACGGCGGCAAGGAGGTCGCCGAAGGCTTCATGCAAATCGGAACATTAGCGCATCAGGCGCATCAAGGATTCGGGCAGGCATTTGGCGGTCAGCCAAGTAGCGGCCCAATGTCACAAGGGCAGGGGCAACCGCAGCCGGGAGCATCCCCTCAAGACCCCGCCACTGAGATGAAACAGCGAATTGGCGCGATGGAACAGTACATGGCGTCGGACCAGTGGAGTCAACTGTCACCTGAAGACCAGAAACTTGGCACGATGCTCTATAATCGGCACGTTCAGGAATACGAGAAGCTAACGGGTCAGAAGGCGCAATCCGACCGTCAGTTGGCCGGCTTTCAGCAACAGGAGACCTTGCGCAAGGAGCGCACTGGCGACGCCGAGAAGTTACTCCACGAACGTATCGGCGCCGAAACAGGCAAAGAAAAAGAAATGATCGGCCTGCGCGAAGGTGCCAACATCGACGAAGCGCGTAAGAAGAAAGAGCTAGGACTGACAGGCGCGGCGGATAGGCCCGCCAAGCCGATTCCCGAATCGGTGGAGCGCGGCCGACGCACACTGACGGTCGACCGGCTCAATAAGGAGTTCGATTCGCTTCACCCCTATGCAAGCAAAAACCCCTTCGGAGGCGATTACGAGACGAAGCGCGACGAGTTCGTGAAGCAACGCCTCGGCGGCGTCTCCCCGACCGATTATGTGAACGCGAGTGCGAGTGCAGCAGCCGCCGTGCCGTCAGATGTGAGTAACTACGCCGACAAGTATTTCCCGAAGAAGTAAATGCCTAACGACTCGATGCAGCAGATGCTTGCCGATCCCGGCTTCGACAAGCTGCCCGAGCCGCAGAAGTACGACAACGTAATCGCGGGTCTCGAACGCAGCGATCCCGGATTCCTCAAGCGCGACCCGAAGTTCAAGATGGGCGTCGCTGGCGAGATTCTGAATCGGGCGGGCAAGCTGCATCCTCAGCCGATGCACGGCGGTGGTGCTGAACTCCAGAAGCCACTGCCGCGCGCCGTCGAACTTGGAGAGCAATATATCGCCCCCGCAGCCGGTGCTATAGCCGGCGCCGCTGCTGGCGGTGCCGTTGGCGGACCTGTGGGCGCTGCGGTTGGTTCTGGCGTTGGTCAAGCGGCGGCGGATGTCGGTTCGGCCTATATCAACAAGAAATTCTTCGGTCGCAATCCTGACCTCTCCGCGCGGCATATCGCATCCGAGGAGGCGGTAAATGCCGTCACGGGTGCGCTCTTCGAGGCCTTGCCGGTCGGCAAAATCCTAAAGGGGGCGGTCGGCGCGACGCCTCTAATCGAGGGCGCGCAAGCCGCCAAAACGCAGGCTACCGAGCAGGCGGGTAAATTCGCCGAACAGCAGGCCGCCTCACAAGCGGCCGCCAAGACTAGTACCGCTAAGGCACGTCAGCAGGTCGCGACCCAACTCGCGCCTGAGGCTCGCGCGCAAGGCATTCAGGGGATGCTTGGGCGTTCAGTCGAGCAGGGCGCGCAGGCTCGCGCGATGCCTCCCGAACAGCATTTCGCTACAGAAGCGGCCGATGCGGCTATCCCCAGCGCATCGACCGTGGAGCGTCAACAGGATTGGGGCAATGCCGTTTTCAACCCGATTCATCGGGCGAGCAACGAACTCGGTAAGCAATACGAGAATCTATATGGCCCCGTCAAAAAAGAGGTTCTGGAGCCGGACGCGACTAAGAATCTGGCTAATTCCGTAGAGTCAGTCGCGAAGTTCGGTCAGGAGACCGGGCATAATCCCGGCCGTGAATTGCAATCGCTCATGACCAAGGCGAAAGGGCTTTCGTCTAAAACGGAGAACCAATTCCCTGATGATACCAGCTACATGCATGGAGTGCTGGGCGACATCAAAACACCGGAGATGCGAAAATCTGCCGAGAACAGCCTGCTGAAGCTGGGGATTAAACCACCGAAAGAAGGGACCAATCCAACCGTCGAACGATACCTGACACTTCGCAGCGAAGCACTCGCGCTAACTCGTGGTTCCGCCAGCTCTCGTGATAAGGCCGCCGCATTCCAAGTGATCGACGGCATCGACAGTTCTTTGGAAGGCTCAGGTCTGGTCGATACCGATAAGTTGAAGGCACTGAATCAGCGCTACGGGTCGTACAAACGTACCTTCGACGCCCAGTTCCGTCGCAAGATTGCGGGCGAGTTCGAGCCGACCGATGCGGCCGGCGAAGTCTTTGGCTCGCCCCAGCGATTCCAGCAGATTTGGCATGGTGCGACCGATGAAGAAAAAGGGACACTCCGCACCAATTATGCCGATTGGGTGCTGAAGAACGGCGTTGAGAGGGCCCCTGGCGTCCTCAAGCAGGAGGACCAGAAAGCCGTCCTCAATCAACTATATCCGGGCACGCCGCTGGCCGACCCGAAGAACTGGATTCACCTCGACGATAAGCTGGTGAAGGCCGAAAACATCATCAACACTTCGCCCGAGATGCGCGACCAGTATCGGCAGGCGATGACCAGCCGATTGTCCGACATCCGTGATGAAAGTTCGCGCGAAGCGGTACAATGGGCGCAAAAGGAAGCTAAGAATCTCGGTCCTTACGGCGAAACGATGGCGAAGCAGGCCCGACTCGCCAAGACGCCGCAGGAAGGCGCGCAAGTCGTGATGGATTTTATGAAGCGCCATCCCGAGAATGCGCCGATCGATGCACTCGTTACGGGTACGACCGAAGGCAAGCCGGGGATGTTTGTGCAACGGGCCAAGCGCGGGCTGGCCTGGTATCCCGAAATTCTCGCCGCCACGTTTATGATGGGGCATCCATCGATGTTTGCCGCGGCAGGCCTGGGGGCCGCTGGTATCGCGTGGGCGCATATTCAGATGCAAACGGCGCTAAAGGGCGCACTCAAGAATCCCCAGACGGCCAAAGCGTTCTGGGAAGCGACGACGAATCCGAACGCTTACGGAGCGGCGAAAAAGATTGGCAGCATGACCTCGGACGCATTGATGGCGGAAGTGGCGGCTGGCCTACAGCGGAAGATGGGCACCGCCATGCAGGGTCAAGATGCTCCAGCTAACCCCTGAAATTCTGGCGCTAGCCATCTCCATCGAGCCGGGCATCATCTGCCTGAATCGTGGCGAGCAGCACCTTGCTATTAACCGCCTGGAGACTATCCTGAATATCGCACTGACGCCCGAGAGCGAAAGACTTATCTATTACCGATGCAAGAGACCACGACGTGACCATTCTCATTATGTTAAAGGTTCTGTGGGGTGAAGAAGATTTCGGGAGTGACGACATCGGCTAGGGCACAAACCCCAGCTTCGCCGCTTCCTTGATTTCGTCCTCAATATCTTCGAGCGTCCCCTTATCGCAGTCCAACCGATTCGCGTGAGCGGCCTCGCAATTCTCAGTCGCCATATCGAACCCTTCTTTTAGTCCACCCCAGCCGAGCGCCGAGCCAAATTCGGCCATCTCTGATTCGTGTGGGATAATCCAGACCTTGCCGTCGATCATGCAGTAATTGTGGAAGGTGTAGCCGTCTAGATTGGGTACATCGACCTGCAAATAATGCTTCAGCACCCACTCGGACTTGAATACCGACTCGAATAGCCATTCGCCGGCGAACTCGGGGGCGACGGAAACCCCCTTGGAAAGTTCGGACATTAACGTCGGGTAATTTTTACACGCCGCCATCATCACGCCCCCCGGGGGCGACGGCACGCGGCAGGTCGCATCGGTAAAGAACGTCTGCCCGTTCGGCAGGATTCGCATCTCGTTGGAGAAAAACCCGCGATAGTCGTGCTCGCTGAAATACTCGCCCAAGGCCTTAATAATGCGTTGGGTTTCCTTCGGCAGCTTCTTTACGCTGTCGCAAACATAGCCCCAGTAGCGGGCGTCTTTAGTCTCGGCACCGACCACGAACGGCTCGACCATCCGATCATCGCACCACCAGCAATCGATACCGATTTCGAGGGCGTCTGGAATGGCATCCTCGACCACGAAGCGAACCTTGTCGCCCAACGGCCCGAGGCGATTCTTGAGATGGTTGTATTCGGTGAGCCAGTCCTGCGCCTTGCGGGTTTCCATATCGCCGCGGAACACGCTCACCTTGACGTAGGTTTCAGGGTGTTCTTCGACGTAATCCTTGACGTGATCGATGCCTTGGATTTCGACCGTTCTGATGACATCCAGGTCGTGTTCAACGAGAAATTCCTTGAGCTTCCAGCGGTCAGTTTCGAGCTGGTTAGCATCGCTCGCGCCGATGATTGGGATGCCTAGATTGCGCGCGGCCATCTCATAATCGTTCAGGTAGAGGTCCGGCACCACCACGAGGTCGGGCGGCTTGGTGATCATCTCGCGAAGCGGCTCGTTGACCCGCTCGATGCCGGGTATCCCGACGCCGACCGCCTGCTCCTGTGAGCGCGGGAAGGCATTCGTCCAACTGGAGAAGTAGCGCACGTCGTAGGCCTTGCTCAGATGGCGCGCCACATCCGGAAACAGGCCGGAATCAATTACCAGGGCTGATGGCATGAATTTGACAGTAGCACGATGTTTGATATATGGCTAAATCAAACGCTGTTCGAGTGCTACGGAGTAACGATTATGCCTCGCGGTTCAAACGGTCCAGAAGAAATCGCACGTATTCGGTCGGGTGAGCAGAATCTACGCGACGGCGACCGCGCCAGCGGCAAGAAAGGCTCCGGCGTCGGCATCGACGGCTTCGGCCCCGGCAATAAAAAGGGGTTTGGCTCCGGTTCGATGCAGAAGAACCCCTCGCGGATGCCCAAGCCGAGTTTCTAAATGGCCGCTGGAGTTACCGTCGTCACGAACGGGCGGACGTGGACGCTGACCTATGCGGCGTCTTCGCTGAATACCCTGCCGTATACGCTCTGCACCTACGACCTCATCCCGAAGCGCATCGTAGTCGTTACAGACAGCACTGGCATTGGCGACGGCAAGGTCATCATCCAGAGTCAGCCCGTCGGCGGCACCGCAGTCGATGTGTACCAACAGGTTTGGCAAGGTGCGGACTCGGCTCCGACTGAACAACGCCCGACTACTCAATGGTCAGGCCCGATTGTCGTTACCCAATTCGACATTGGCGCGGAATTGCTCATCGATTTGGTCTAAATGCCCGAACTACGTATGACCGTCAGTTTCGAGCTAGACGGCATCCCACTGCCGGATATGCCGATTGTGCGGCGCTACATCGTCGGTGAAGCGCTGACCAATTCGACCATCATCGCAACGCCTGATAGCGATGCGGTTACGTTTCATCCGATTCAGGCCGCGATTATGCCGGCGCTGGGGACCATCTGCGTCACCAACGACCAGCCGGCCAATCTCACGATCAACCAAAATACGCCGCTGCCGATGAATGCGGGTGGCTTCGTGCTCATCATGGGCGCCAACCTCGCGCAGGGCACGCCAAATCTCAACGTCACGTACAATAATCCATCCGTCGATACGAACGTCACGCTAGGTATCCCTGTTCTCGGGGGTACTTAAAAGTGCTCGTCCCTAGCTCAGTGGTAGAGCGGGGAGTGACCCTCCTGTCGGTCCGGGTTAGTCGCCGGATGCTAGCCGAGGTTCGATTCCTCGGGGGCGAGCCAAAATGCGCACAATAAGCATAGGAGAAGGCAAGCCGCTCAAAATCAACATGGAGCAGCGTGCCCGCCTCAAGGAACGCCTCCAGAACAAGCATAAGAGCGCCCTGCAAGCCCGCGCCGGCTGGGAGAATATGTGCCGCACGGCGATCCGTATGTATCAGGGGACGCCGCCCGACCACGCCCGCTGGCTACCATTCGAGAATGCGCCGGTAATCGAGGTCACAATCGGCGCGATGGCCTGCGATACGGTCATCTCACAGGCCGAAGACCTTATCTTTCAGGTCAAGCCGCCCCTCACGATCCGTTCGCGTAAGGGCGAGTTCGATGATACCGCCGATGCCGTGCAAGATTTGGTCAATCATGGCGTTGAGTCGGGCTTCTGGAACTTCGAGCCCGGCGTCAAGGAAGGCCTTATCGACCAAGTTCAACTCGGCATAGTGGTCGGCTATATCCCCTATACCAAGACTGTGCGTAAGACCGACGTGCGCGAGGTCGTGACATTCGGCCCGAAGATTCATTGTCTTGCGCCCGAGGATTTCATCATCCCGGCCAACGCGACCAAGAACATCCAAGACTGCGAATTTGCCACGATGCGGATGTGGATGAATCGGGAAGAGCTGAATCTGCGCGCTCGCCTCAATAACTGGACGGTCGATGATGCCGCGGCGCCCGATACGTCGAGCGTGATTCGCGCAGACCGCCTTCGCACGGCCGGCGTGAGCGGCGGACAGCTCGATACCAAGCCGCCAGTCACGATCGGCGACACTTTCATCCTTTTCGACATCGACGACGACGGCATTAACGAGGATTTAGAGGTTATCTGGAACATGACTTCGGGGAACATCCTGAAGGTCATGTATAACCGCTATGATTCGCGGCCATTCGTGCTCGAATGCTACCAAGACCGCGCCCACACGGCATTCGGCCTCGGCGTACTCGAAATGATGATCCCGTTCGAGCGCGAAGTGACCGAGATTCACAATAACCACATCTGGAACATGATGCTCGCCAACACGAAGATGTACCAGGGTCCGTCCACGGGGATGCAGGAGACCACCGCGGCGTATCCGGGCAAGTACCTCATCAACGATGAGGGTCCGCAGGGCGAAATCAAGGTTCTGGACATGGGCGAAGTGAACGGCACGGCGATTCAGGCCGAGTCCGTCGTCACGGCGATGGGTCGCGAGCGTGTCGGGACCACGCAAATCAGCGCCCCGATTCGTTCATCGAGCCGCACGCCAGGCATCTCGATGCTCTCGATGATGCAGCAGGCCAACCGGCGCTTCACGCACCCGTTCAACAACATGCGGAACTTCGGTTCGCAGGTCGTGATGCACTGTCTCTTCCGGCTACAGGAGCAGGTCCGCGCCGGGAACAAGGATGTCGTCAAGAAGCTCAAGGAGATCCTCGGCGACGACAAGGCGGGGCTGGTAATCGACCTGTTCAAGCACAGCAAGGTCGAATTGACCGATGCGCTCGATATTCAGCTAACCGCCTCCAGCGTCAGCGTCAATCGCGAGTCCGACCGGCAGAACATGGTCATGCTGGCGACGCAGATTTGGCCGGTTTACTTCCAGGCGATGACGCAGCTCGCGCAATTCATCGCGCAGCCGCCGTTCCCGGGCGCCGACAAGGTGGCGAAACAAGCTGAGAAGGCCATCAACAAGTTCTTCGGCAAGATTCTCAAGACGTTCGACCAGATTAGCGACGTAAGAAGTCTGCAGGTGGACCTCGACGACATTCAGCCGATGATGCAGCAACTCGGCATGGAGCAGGTGCCGGGCCAGTTAAACGGCATGATTAGCCAGATGCAGCAGCCTAACGGCGCTGGTCCCGGTGGCCCGCCGCAAGGCCAGCCGCCGATTCACTGATGGCATCCGCCGACCGCCTGATTTTCGCCTGTAAAGAAGACACGGCCGTCCTGACTTCGCTCCGCGCGTGGCTCAACGAGGAGCGCGAGACGATCAAGGAACGCGCCATCAAAGAGAAGAACCCCGACGAGATTTTGGCGCTCCAGGGTGCCGCTGCCGTGCTGCGCAAACTGGCCGATACCATCGCTCAGCAGGTCAAGACAAAGTGACGGTGCTTGACAGTAGAACGCTGTTCGATATAAGGCATTAACTATGCCCGACGAAAAGCCTAACGATACGGCACAGAACGCACAGGACGAAAAGCTCGCCGGTCTAGTCTCCGCATCGGTCACCGCAGGTCTCAAAACAGCGTTACCCGAATTGATGAAACCGTTCGCTGACCAAATCAGCGGCGGGTCGATTCGTCGGGAAGTTCAGGCGCCCGCACCTCGCGCGGCGGCAATCGCCGACGTCAGCGAGGAATCGATTGCGGAAGCGATGGCGGCGAACGACACGAAAGAAGTTACACGGCTGCTCAAGCAGCAACGCGCGGCCGACCGTCAGCGCAACGAACAGGAAATCTCGCGTATCACGCAAGCGGGCGGCGCGGCAATTGGCTCAATCGCGCAATTATCGGCGGACCGACTTCCCTACTATTCCGGCAAATATAAAAAGCTCATCGACGAAAGAATGGCGACATTCAGGGATAACAACCCTAGCGCAATACTGACTCCCGAGCACTGGAAGGCTGCGCACGACCTCGTTGTCGGCGAGAACATCTCAGACATTCAGGCGGCCGACCGCGAAGAAGCTATTAGGAAGTCGCGCGAACCCGACCCGGCGCTCATCCCAAGCGGTGGCCGCAGCGAGATCGAGGAGACCGAGAAAGAGCCCGAGAACTTGGCTCAGGTGCTCGGCGGCGACTGGAAGAAGGAATTTCGCGTCAAGCAGCGCGCCGTCGGCGGACGCAGCGATGATGAAGAATTGCGCAAACTCCAGTTCAACGGCGGCTTGAAAGAGTTCGTTGCCGTGCGCAAGCAGATGGAAGTGCTGGAAGACGAGACCAACGGAAGCCTCGGCCTCGACCGCGACTGGACTGATGAACAGGGCCGCCAAGGCCAACGTGCCGATAAAAACAAGGGGAGTTGGGTTTAATGCCGAAAGGCGAAAAGCCAATGGATTTGCCTGCGGGCCACGAGCGCGACGAAGCGGAGCGCCGGGTCGCAGACGAATTGCAGGAAGAGATCGAGACGCGGCAGGCGCGCGACGGCATCGAACCAATCGATGCGGCCAAGATGGCGCGACGAGACAATGAGATTTTGGGCCAACTCGATGCGGCGGGATTCATTCCCATCGAGAACCGCGAGGACGACAAGAATTACGTCTTCCTGACGGTGGCCGATGGCTATCCCGATAACGCGAAGGCCAATATCCGCCAGATGCACGCGACCGCGAAGCGTCTGGGATTTAAGCCGGTGCAGGGCAAAGATAATCCGGTCGCGGCGAATCTAATCGGCAACGACAGCGCGGGGCCGACCAGCCTTCGCGGTGTTGGCGATACCGTCCTGTTCGAGCAGACCGAAGAAGCGCGGCGAACGATGGAAGATGCCGACCGCCGCAAGCTCAACAACCAGATGGCGGTCGAGGAACAATCGGTCGTCTATGCCAGTGAGCGCCTTGGCCGCGCGGGCATGGCGAATACGATGCACACCCTGAACGACGCGGACCCTCGTGTCGCTCGTGGCGCCGGACCCCTTCAAGCCGAAACATTCAGTTATCAACCTAATCGAACGAATTTCACGGAAGGCGATATGCGCCGCGGCTCGATGCGTGGGCCAGACGGGCAGACGCTTCAACCGGGATTTGATGCAAGGAGATTTCGCTAATGGCGTCGAACATTCAGCCGATTGCGCAGGGGCCGACTCCGGGTGGCTGGTCGGATGCTTTCACCTACCACTATGCCGAGGCGGCAAGCCAGACTTATGTCGTCGGGGCGCTATTGAAATTCTCGTCTGGCGGAATGGCGATCATTAGCTCGGTTACGGCGCCGACCATCGCAGGTGTCGCGCTCGCCAAGGCGACCGGCGTAACCGCTGCCGATGCTCCGGTAGTTCTCCCGTTTCAGGAAGTGCTGTTCGAGGTGAGCGTGGATACGACCACGACCTCCGGAACCGCCGCGCTCGGCACCGGCAAGCCCTCCGATTTCACCATCGGCACCAGTTATCAGCTTCTGCTCGATAGCACGAGCGGCAACTACTACATGGGCACGGGAACCGGCAATCCGGTCTTTCAGCTCATGGGCTACGACCCCGATCAAAAGAGCTTAGTCAACGGCCGCGTACAGGTTCGCATCCTGACGAGCCAGACCATTTACAGTTAAGGAGAACTAGATGCCGGCCGTAACTTCAGCCTTTAGCGACCTGCTCTCGACCAAGTTTCAGACTTATTTGGTCAATGTGGGCAAAGAGTATCCCCGTCTTTGGCCGCGCTGGATCAAGAGCGTGGACATGGAGACCAACCCGTATATCTCATCGAAGATTTCGGGCATGGGGCAGCAGCCGTACAAGCCGGAAGGCCAGCAGTTCGTACCTGACCTGCCGATTCCGGGGCCGAACTTCCAAGTCACTGCGACTCCCTACGGGCAGTTGTTCAGCGTG